TGATATAATATATATAATAATATAAGAGATTATATCACATCAATCAATTTTTGTCAAGTATAAATTTTAGTATTGACAAATAATCAATTATATGATATAATAGCATTAAGCTCAAGGAGGTGGTAGGAAATTGTGGAGCGAAATGAGCTATAACTGGTATATATCGGAAGATACAGAACCAGAAGTATGGGATGATGAATATGAGCCAACTGAGCGTGATTGGGCGCTTTGGATATATGGTAGTTCAGAGAATGAATTAGAGGTGATTTATTAAGTGTCATTGACAGAGTTCTGTTATATACCTTCTGTGGCAACAGATGCTTTTTATACACTAGAGGAACAAGCAATACATAATCGGCTTGTCAGACTATACACTTTGAGAATGCGCGAAAAAGACGTTCAGAATCGAAAATGGCGTGTTTCATCAATCAACCGTGTTATCAAAAAGCATAAAGACGAGCTTGTAGCATTGCTAAAAAAATCGCTTGAAAGTAATATCACTCGAGAACTTAATCCAGATGCAGTAACGGACAAGACGATTATCAACCTGTTCTGTTCTGAGTTAACTCGTAGTCTTGACATCAAAACATTTGAGCGAAGTGATAAAATCATCATTGTCAATGTATTCTTTTTTGAGGTGTTAAACAGCATTATTCATAATGGTTTCAATTACAATGGCGAACATTATATTTTCTATTCATGTGGCGCTGGTATGATACGCACAAAAAGATTTATGGCTGTTTGTGAAAAAGATTATTTGGCGGTTGAGCAAACTCTCATGTGTGGACTAACTATTGATTCAATCAATGCGCTGGGCGGTATGAATGAAAACAAGCTATTAAGTTATAAGAGTCTTATGGCATCTGCAACAGATAGAATTGAGGACTTTGACATAGACCGTTGTATTGTGGTTGATGATTTTGAAATGCCGGTTATAGCTGAATCAGATTTTATTGATTATACAGATTATAGCATTACACGTAAAACGTCTGAAACAATTATAGCCGAGACAGATGGCTGGGGTATGTGTTGCAAGTTCGGATTCAAAACACAGATTATTCGAGCACCGTGGATAAAAGGTTTGGTATCTTATTTCGACTTTAGAGGATGGCTCAAAGAATATTGCCCTGCTGAAGATTGGACTGTAACTGATATATATGGCAAAGAATGGAAGATTCTTGAGGACGATATTCAGTACATTCTAACGAAGTCGATGTTTAAATTACATAAGTTCTATCCATCTTGGATGTGTTACAAGGCTAATTTCAAGAGCTATGGCTGCTATTTTGGTTGTTGCAAAGTCGAGGAAGATTATATACCAAAAGCGCGAATCAACTATCAGATGCTTCAATCTTTAAGTGATATGACAGATAATGAGATTGAGCGTCTTATTACTAAGACATCAGATGAAATTGATAGCGTTGGGCGAGATTATCAAACTACCATGAGATTATTAGGCGCGACCGAATATAACCAAACAAAATCAGCCATGCAAGAAGCGCTGACAATATATCCAGAGTTATTCAAAGATGCGTATAACCGGGAGTTGTTGAAACAGACCAAGAAAAGCTTAGTAAAGCAAGCAAAAGGCGGCAGGTTGAGAATTAACGGCAAATACCTGTTTATTTCGCCTGACCCCGTAGCATTTTGTGAGTGGTTGTTCAAAGGTGAGCAATTCCCAACTGGCATACTTGAAAATGGCGAGGTGTACACCAATCAATTCAAAGACGGCGATGAGCTTGATTGTCTGAGAAGTCCACATCTCTATCAAGAACACGCTGTCAGAATCAATAAACGAAACGAATTGACGGATAAATGGCTTGGTGGAACAAAATGTGTTTATTTCAGTTGTCATGATATGATTAGCCGCATACTTCAACAGGATTTTGACGGTGATATTAGTTTGGTTGTAAAAGATAGAACACTAACAACCGTAGCGAAGCGTAATATGCAAGGAATCGTGCCTTTGTCATATGATCTCAAAAAAGCGCGTGGTGGCATAATTGATGCAGATAGATTATATGAGGGTGTAAGCACCGCATATACAGGTGGGTCGATTGGCCCGATAAGTAATGCAATCAGTAAGGTAAAAAACGCTAATGGCGGCAAAATGACAGAGGAGCAGATTAGAGTTATTGCTTGGTTAACAATGAAGAATAATCAAATTATTGATTTTGCGAAAACGTTGTGGAAAAGTGAGCCACCAAAAGAAATTGCTGATATTATTAAAAAATATACTAAATCAAAACTACCTAACTTTTTCATCTATGCCAAAGATAAAGACCCAGATACACAAGTAGAACCGCCCAATAATTCTACTATGAATCGTATATCGGCTAAAATTCCTACTTCCAGAATCCGCTATAATAACAAGATTGGGAAGTTCGACTGGACGATGCTGATAAATAAATCAGTCGATTATACCACTAGAGAAAATTCACCAATCATAGAGGGGTATAATTGGTGGATACGAAATCAACGTCGATTTGATTATGGTGACGACCCGCATATCAATGAGAACGATTTATATAAATATCGTCGCATAGCACAAGATATAGTGGAATATAGTAATGAACCACTAGATGTTGTTGTCAATAGTTTGGTTGCTTATTTATATACGGTCAAAAAATCAAGCAATAAGAAAATGCTATGGGCTTGTTTTGGTTGGACGATTGTAGATAATTTGAGAATCAATACGGCACAACTTAATCCAATTTGTCCTATTTGTGGCAAGCGTTTCAAGCCGCGTGATGTATGTCAGCATTATTGTTCAGAGGAATGCTATAAGAAGGCAGATAATCAGCGTCGTATTGAATCACGTGAAGCCCCGCCTGTCCGCACGGGGGACATGTTAAAATAATAGGAAATATATGGATAAAATTAACTCACCACTATATATTGTGGCAGACTAATAGGGAAAGGAACGATATAATTGCATAAAAATAAATATCCTCGGCTAGGTAAAGCCGATATGAGCAAAGAGTTACGACGGCGTACAGGCGTTGATTCTAAAATTATTGAATTAGTATTAAGAAATTATCATGATATTATCCGCGAGACACTACAGCATGGCGTGGAGTATTCACTACCTGATATTGGTGTTATTACATTCCGCGACCATCCACCTAAACCAGCTGGAGAATATTGGAATGGATTCCAAAAGCGGCGTATGTACTATCCTGACAGAATGGGATATTATCGGTTAGAGTTCAAGGCTGAGAAGCATATGGCTAGTTATGTAAAAGCTGGCACATTGTATGGTAAAGGCCCAACCAAAGAAGAATGGGACGCTTGGGTATTGGAGAATTATCCAGATAATCCTAAGTTTGCTAAGGAAGAAGAAGATGGCTGAATATAATAAGCTGAACCAAGAATTTTACGCTTATGCGGCAAATCTGCTTGAATCTAAACCAGAAACGGTAAAGAAATATTGGCAAGCCTGTGTTGACACTATCGTTCATATGTTGCATTTTGATGGCAGATGTCAAATGCCGGGTGTTGGGACGTTTGAACTCAAAGAAGTGCCGTCTTGGACTGGAATGGCAAAAGATGATAATGGCGAGCTTGTAGAGAGAACAATTCCAGCGTGGTTCAAAATTACATATAGAAGCAATGATGATTTCGTCAATAATGTCAATGGGCGAGGTGTTACAAAGAGATACCGCAAGCGTGTTCGTGAGCGTAAGCTAACACCAAATGATCTCAAGTTAATTACACAAGCTGAAGCAGAACGAACGGCAAAGCGGACATTAAAGCAGATGCAAGATGACCGCATTGAGCAAGCAAAGCAACAGAGCTATGATGATTTTATCAATGTAATCAACAAGAAAAAAGAAGATTATGAACGGAAAAAGAAGGAAAAGGAACAGAAATTGAATGAATCTACAGAAGATACGACAAGCAACTGAGCTATTGGATAGCAAGTTAATTAACTTGCAGGAATGGACGGCTCGTTGTCTTGGTGAAGATTATAGGGGCGTTTGGAGCGAGGAATATCTACGCCGATGCGCCGTATTTGTCCGTAATATGCTAAATGGCGCAGATGATTGTAAATCAGACGAAAAAGACGATGAGATTCTATCGCAACTTAGAGAGGCTAAGCAAGAACTAGAGAAAGAACGTAAGAAATTACAGAGCGAGAATATTCAGTATGTTCAGAATCAGAGATTTGACGCAAGAGCAGACTTGATACAAGAAAAGATTGCCGAGTCAATTAAGAACCTTGAGCCGTTTATTATTCGCGAGTTCAACAAGTTACCACAAACGAATGTAAGTGGGCTTCTTTGTATTTCTGACCTTCATGCTGGTTCAACATATGAAATCAAGGGCGCATATAATGAAATTATAAACAAGTACGATTTTGATATTATGAGGGCGCGGCTCGATGGGTTGCTTAACAAGATGTGCAATGATGATAACTGCATTTGGCTAGATGACATTACGGTTGCTGTGCTTGGTGATTGCGTAGAGAATATTCTACGCACATCTAGTCTAGCTAAGCTGAGAGAACCGGTTATTGATACAGTTATCAAGTTGTCTGAATATCTAGCTGATTGGTTTGTTGAATTGCATGACCGACTTGAAATTCCTGTTAATGTGGTGATGGTTGGTGGTAACCATGATGTGTGCCGCCCATTGACCTCTAAGCCACAGTTTGAGGAGGAAAATCTAGGTAAAATCATTGTATGGTATCTACAAGAGCGGCTAAAATCAGCAGATGGAATTACTGTAGATGATTACACAGATTGCGCTATTAAATACATTAAGAACAATGCAATCATGCTTCATCACGGAGATGGCGGCGATATAGCTGAGACAATGCGATATTTTGAAAATTTATATAATATTGACATTGACGAGTGCTATGTTGGACATCTACACCGACAAGAAATGAAGAACGCTGGTATTACTGAGTTAGGTGATAAACTGTGTTGGCGCGTTGGCTCGGTATGTGGTGTTGATGGATTTGCCAAGTCTATTCGCAAGGCATCAAGACCGTCTTGTATGTTTACTACATATTCAGAAGATGGTGCAGAGTGGCGTAAAACATTTTATCTTTAATATTGACAATCAATAGATTGTGTGATATAATACAACTATGGAATTGCGGTTAATATCTGCGGAGTTAGCCTTGGCTTGGGGATGCGTCCTACAAGTTCCATAATAGAGGAAAAGCCTGAACGCTTTTCGCTGTCATATGACAGAATTTATCTTATCGGTAGCGTCAGTTGCAAATGGCGCTACCAACTTAAACTGATTCATTCTCTGCTAGGTGATAGCTACGGCTGTGTTAATCATGCTTGTGGGGCGATTAACCCACCTAGCAGAGTTGAATATAATCGAGCCGTAATCTGCAATTCAGCAGAGCCTAATACGAGTATGACATTGGTTGTGGCGGGCTATGTCAATATAGTATCGTAAACTGTATCGGCTCAGTTTTCATCTCGACCACGCAATCTCTAAAGTATCCCGTTTAAGTGAGCAACGGCGAATCTGTAAATTGGCGTGTTGGAGATTTATAACCGACAAAATCCTATCCATCCTGCCTTTCCCGAAGCCTTGCGTTTATACGTGGGGTATTGATGTAGAGAGGGTGGGTATTCATCTCATGTACCATGCGTACAAGGAGTTCTTGAAGTCGTTAATAGCGGCTTTTGCAAAATCCTATCCTAGACGATAGGCGTATAGCAACATGTGTGTTATATGAGCGTATGAAGCATAGAACCGGGTTGTCTTTCAGCAATATGTGGACGTTTACATTGGGTTTTCAGCATACCGCAAGGCAACAAGAAAATGCTGACCGACTATGCGGTAAAGATGGGACAACAGGTATCATAGGAGCCAATGACGAACCATATAAAACATAACAGGGAGTGGCGCTCGATACCGGCATGCGCTTGATAAATACCGGGTATTAACGAGTCCCTAGGTAAGGACGCTAAAACTGCCTGTCGCTACTGCTCATTGGCGGCTATGAATATCCGAAAGGAGGTCACTATTCTTTTGAATTATCCACTGGTTTATCCGAAGCATAATTAAAGAAAGGATGGTGGTCAGAGCCAATCGGCTCATATCTACAATAAGCCCAACTCAATGGGGACTGTTGTTTAACTGAATATTGAACCTTGACAAATACGAAGCAACTGAGAGCAATCTTGGTTGCTTTGTCATATTGATAGGAAAATAAACGGAAATTGAAAGGAATGAGAATATGTTTTGCCCATATTGTGGCAAAGAAAAGCAGGATAGCCAATTCTATAAAAGTCCAATCAAAACGGGCGAATATATTAAACCATGTAAATCATGTGTGACTGAGCTATATAAGCAAGCTCTTGAAATTACTAAAGACCAAGGCGCGGCACTATGGTCAACTTGTATGCAGACGGGTATCCCTCTGCGCCGGGCTGAATATACTGCTTGTCTTGATACACTAGAAAAGGCGGCTAAAGGTAAAAAGCCTAGTCTATTTATGTTGTATCATACATATTTGTCTACATCTCCTGATAAATTAACAGGTGTATGGGATAGCGATATGGAGCTGTCTAATTTCAAGGATTTGGGCGATGTGGCTAAGGGCGAAACTGACGAGGTGGCACTAAAAGCAAGGTGGAATCGTCAGTGGGGCGCTGATTATGAAGAATGGGAATATCAGTGGCTCGATGATATTTTTGAACGATATACAGAAGAAATCCTTGATATGGACACAGCTAAAGAGATGACATATAGAAATTTGTGTCAAGCCAATTTACGCAAATTCAAAGACCCTATAGATAAAGATGCTGGTGATGAAATTCTTAAATTGATGAAGGTGTTAAAACTAGACCAATTTAAGGAAAATAAGCAGAGCGATACTGAAAAATTTATAGAACGCATGGCATGGAATATTGAGAATACAAAACCATGTGAATGTGAAGATTTGAATAAGTATAAGGATTTTAGTGGATTTGAGCCGACTTGGAAGGATATTTTGAGATGTTGTAAGAATCTGGTTGCTTCAAGTAGGGAATATCCGTCCTTAGAAAAAGATAATTAAGTCAAAAAGCAGGACAGGGAGTAGCTACCTTGCTGAGTGCCCTTCATGCTCAGCTTACTGCTTTATATATAATCTTGAAGGGAGATTTATATGATACAAAATGGGGAATATTGTGTGTATTGTCACACAAATAAAATCAACGGAAAAAAATATATAGGTCAAACAAAATTAGGCCTTGACAGACGATGTGGAGTTGGTGATCAGAAGTATAAAGGTAGTAGACATTTTTGGTTTGCTATACAAAAATATGGTTGGGATAATTTTAACCATGAAATAATTGCTTCTAACTTAACTCTCGATGAAGCGAATAATTTTGAAATATTACTAATTGATAAATTAAACACGCGCAATCCAGACTACGGATATAATATTGCTTCTGGTGGGTTCAATAAAGAGCCATCTGAAGAAACTCTTAAAATTTGGAAAGAGCAACGAAGTGGAGAAAATAATTATTGGGCAAGACCTGTAATTTGTGATGGTAAGAGATTTGGACACATTGGAGAATGCGCAAAACATTATGGGCTAAACAGAGAGCTTATCAACAGTTATTTAACTGGCAGATTAAATATGCCTCAAAAATTTATAGACATGGGGTTGCGCTATGAAGATGAGCCAGATAAAGAATATAGACCGCAAACAGGGTTTGCAAGAGGCAATAATCCACGAGCAAGAGCAGTTATGTGTGATGGAGTAGAATATGCTTGTGTAAATGATTGTGCAGATTTTTATCACGTTAAATTTCACACCATGATTAACTGGTTAACAAAAGAAAAGCGTATGCCTAAAAAATTTATTGAGTTGGGCTTGCATTTTGTTGGTGATGACACAGTGCATGAAGCACAAATTGGTGGTGTACGGCATGTTGTCTGTGAGGGAGTATATTATGATACGATTACAGATTGCGCAAAGTATTATAATGTAAAAGTAAATCGTATGTCTCGTTGGTTAAGTGGCGATAGGAAGATGCCACAAGAGTTTGTAGATAAAAAATTGATGTACGCGATGGGTGGTGATATAGAATGAAAAGTCAGATGGGGGGCTTGAGACGCAAGTTCCTTGGAAACCACCTAATTACGGCAAAAGCAAAAGAAAACGCAATGAAAGATGCTCAGAAAGAAGAAAATGCTATAGAGTGGCTGACTTTATTCTAGTTACGCCGAAATTGGCATATATATGTTGATTTAGTTCTTGGTATTAAGTTGCGCCCATTTCAGATGATAATGATATATCTGATGGGCATATCAGATGTATTTTTTGCAATATGTTGTCGTGGCTTATCCAAAACCTTTATCGTTGGTCTAGGCAATATTGTAAAGATGAATCTTTATCCATATACAGAGGCGATAATTACATCATCAACTGTTGCACAGGCAAACAAGATGGTTGAAGATAAAATAAGAGACGAGTTGATTAAAAAAATATCTCCTTATCTCTTATATATGTATGAGCATGAGTATTTGGTTATTACTAAACCAGAAGATGGCTATAGAATAGAGAATAAACTTAACGGCTCTACTTTGCGTGTATTACCATGTCAAGATAGCTCTCGTGGCCCAAGAGCAACAATTCTTACATACGAAGAAACTCGTTTGCTCAAAAAAGGTATGGTCGATTCCGTCTTTGAGAAGATGGCGCACCCAAGGCAAGCCAAATATCTTAGCAATCCTGTATATGGTAACAATCCTCGTTGGAAAGAGGAATGTCAACATATCTATATCACATCTGCTAGATATAAGTTTGAGTGGTTCTGGCTATTGTTCAAAAAGACATTTACTCGTATATTTACAGATAATAAAGTAAGATGTAATATTTTTGCCGGTGATATATTCATGGCTATTGATAATGGCTTTAAGACATGGGCTGATTATTGGAATGGTAAGGCTGGTGGCGAAATGGACTTTAGAATGGAAGATTTGAACGAGATGATTTCAGAGGGCGATGATGCGTTCTTTAATCTAAAATCGTTCAAAGAGAATCAAATCATTGAGCATTGTTTCCGTCCACCTACAGCATTACAGTTCTTTGCTGGTGAACGACCTGACTTCCCAGAAAAGAAAGAGGACGAAATACGTATACTGTCAATGGACTTGGCTTTTGCGAACACCACTGGTTGCACAAAGAACGATAACACAATTATTACTCTTATGTCAGCACACTGGGATAGTAAAAAGAATAGATTTGAGCGGCATGTTGATTACATAGAGGGGCATGACGCATCTGATACAATCGGCGCATCTGATAGATTTAGATACCTTAAATGGGTATATGATGCAGATTATTGTCTATTCGACTCGCGTAGCGGTGGTGAGGTAATAGCAAACCACCTTACAGAACCACTACCACGACCCGATTTGGGCTCAAGATGGGATTCTCGTGGATTTGGGCTTGCTGATAAATACCAAGTAGTATCTCAAGCAAAAGTTGATGATTACCATAGTAGAACAGTTGATAAAAACGCAGTGTCTTGCTTAATACCTGTTATTGCGACACCGGAATTAAACAGCACCGGTTGGTTGTCATTACGCAAACAGCTTGAAACCAACAATATGAAATTCCTTATTTCTATGCAGGATTATCAGAATGAGCTAACAGATAGCGGTGAATATTATCAATATACTGCTGAAGAATTAGCTAATCAGCTTGAGCCGTATGGTCAAACTGATATGATGGTTATAGAGGCTGTTAATCTGAAAACGGTTATTAAGCAGGATAAAATCAAACTAGAAGAACCGCGCACAGGAACAAAGGATAGGATTGTAACTATCATGTATGGCAACTATATTATTGATTTGATTGAGAACGCATGGCAACAACAGTTGCAAGAAGATGAGTTCGATATAGAGTCAATTCAATTAATATATTGATATTTGCCTATGAAGCGGTTGCTATGTTGGTGCGTTGCCGTGGAGGTACTATTAGGGTTGTGTGGACTCCAAGTTCCAACTTAGGCTTAATCAAAACTATAAAATAAAAACACTCAAAAATACAAAACAAAGAAAGGAGGGCGAAATTTGGCAGAACCGTTAGTAACATTTGAACAGGCTCAAGCCGTAACAGAATTTGCACAAGCATTATATGCTTATGACCAGTTTGGCTTCTGGTCGCCAATGCTAAGCAATCAGCTATTGCAGAGTTTGAACAACAATCCAGAAACACCCAGTTCTGATAAAATTCGCAAGGCGCTTGCTGAATACAAAGAAAATTCAGAGCAAATTCAGGGCTATATGGAATATATGAAATTCTGGGATATGATATTTGCCAGAACTCTACAAGCATATTGCAATGCTCTATCATTTGATCTACAGCCTGTTTGTATCAATGCTTTTACTCAGAGTGATTATGAATCAAGCGCATACCAAGAGGATAAGCGGCGCGTATATGATTTCTTAAACAAATTTGACTATAAGGCTGAATTTAGTAAAGTTGTGGCGCAAATTGTGACGCACGAAACATATTTTACTTGGTTCAGAAAGACGAAATGGGGCAATAAAGGAATGAAATTCGCCCTACAGATTTTGCCACAAGATAGATGTTTGCTTACCGGATATTGGGAAAAAGGCATGTTGTTTGATTTTGACATGAGCTATTTCCTGCAAGCTGGTGTAGACATCAATGGATTTGACCCAGCATTTAAGAAATATTATCAGCGTGTATTTGGCTCTGAGGAAGAAGCATTTAAAAATTATCGCCCTACAAACCCACTAAATAGACGAAATGGCGCATATGCTATGTGGACGCAAACATCTCCTAGTGATGGGGCATGGGCGTTTAAGTGGAATCCTAGTACATTTAACAATACGCCATTTTTAGCGCCATTTCTGAAAAATGCCATTGCTAATGATGATATTGCTCAGTTACAATATAATAAGGACATTGCGTCGGCATATGCTATTCTAGCTGGTGAAATTCGTCTATTTGATACGGCTAAATCTGGTACCAAGGCGAACCAATTTGCTATCGATCCAAAGACGTTAGGCGGATTTATGCAAAAGGCAAAGGCTGGACTTGGTTCGTTGTCTAAGTTGGCAGCTATGCCGCTTGAAAATATTAAGTTCTACCAATTTGAGGACAAGAATACAGATATGTATTCAACACAGTTGGCTACATCTGCTGGTGTTGGGTCTGGTGTGAGCCGTGTCATTTATAGCTCAGACAAACAATCTAACGCGGAGATTGAGGCTGGGCTTAATGATATGTATCAGACTATGAAGCCGCTATATCCACAATTTAGTAATTTCCTAGAATTTTATGTCAATCAGTTAACAAAGAAATACAAGTGGAAGTTTATCTTTGATGGGTCTAATTATCCATTTGAGCGTGAGGCTCGATTTGATAAGGTGAAGAAAATGGCCGATTCTGGCATTGTTTTACCTATGCAAACATGGGCGTCTGTATCTGGATATCAACCGCAATTATTTGAAGCAATGATGGCTGAGAGCAAATATACGGGTTGGATTGATAAATATACACAGTTGTTAAAGAACACAAATACAACTAAGGGCGGTTCAGATAATGAAGGTGGCAGACCCAGACAGGATGAAACAACACTCACAGATTCAGGAGAGGCAAGCCGAGAAACATTAGAGGAATGATATTATGATGTTATCAGAAAGAACAAGTGAAGCCCTAGACATTCTAGTTGGGCAGTATTTTTCTTTGAACCGCACGTTTGATAGGTGTGTGTCGTGGATGGAAGTAAAATTTGCTATGCCTAATGCCGCAAATATTATTCATCATAAATTAGCGCATCTCTGGCCGCTTATGGCTGATACTGTAAGCGATTTTAAGCATCAATGGAACATTACTACATATTATCCTGAGACGCGTGGTGATAAGCGCGAATATGACAATCTTCAGCAAATGATGGATACTATGCTTAGAGAAACATTAGATGTTTATGATGTTATCAAGCAAACGTATTATATTGCCAAAGAGGAAAAAGATTTCAACGCTAATGCTATGCTACAAGAGCTTATGCAGGACATGAATAAGGTTGTGGCGCAAATTATAGTGCTAGATGACAAAGCCAAGCAAATGCCAACAGAATATGACGAATATGACCGTCATATTGATAGTTGGGGAATTGTTGGTTTGGAGGATTATCAATGATTATTCTTGGAATCCCAAAGAATCCAGAAGATTATTTTATTGCTGATGATGCGCTTGCTTGGGAATTAGACCAAGCTGGATTCTCAGCTAAATATTTAGATGAGGATGCTTATTATTATAAAAAGAATAAAAAACTATTAAAATGGCTAGATAGTCACAACATAGAAGGATGGTGAGCAAAAAATGAAGAATAGAGATTGGAAAACATGGCTAAAAGCGGCTTTAGTTAGAGCGGTCAAAACAATGTGCCAGTCTGCATTAGCTTTAATTCCTGCGGCAATTACAATTGTAGACGTAGATTGGATTACCGTTGCTGGCACAGCTGCACTAGCTGGCGTTGTTAGTTTAATTACATCCGTTGCGGGATTACCAGAGGTTGATGAAAATGCAAATCGTAACTAAATATATTATACATAATCCGTTTTTTAATGATGGCAGATGGATTACCGGAAATGAATTCAAAGGATTCTTTCTTCACTCTGTAGGGTGTGCTCAACCAAATCCATTGGTTTTTATTAGACAGTGGGATAATGCTAATTATGGCAGAGCGGGGATCAACGGTTTTATTGGCGCGGATGCGGTGTATCTCACCGCCCCATGTTTGGAGACACCGGGCCGGGTCAAGCGTATGCCCCACGCGGGGAAGCCTGCTGGGAACAATGGGTATATCGGTTTTGAGATGTGCGAACCGGCACAGATTCATTATACGGTCGGCGCAAGCTTTATCGTGCGGGACCATGCTGCGGCCCAGGCGTATTGCCGCAAGACGTACCAGAACGCTGTGCAGCTCTTTGCACGGCTGTGTAGTTTCCACGGGAAAAACCCGCTGCAGGATGGCGTGATCCTAAGCCACAACGAGGCAGGCAAGCAGGGCATCGCCAGCGGACACGTCGACCCGGAGCACCTCTGGCGCGGGCTAAGCCTGCCGTATACCATGGCAGGATTCCGTCGAGATGTAGCAAATGCAATGAAACCAAAGGAGGAAATTGACATGACGAAAGCAGAAGTGGTTGCGCTGATTGATGCACGTATCCAGGCGGCGCTGGAGGGCAAGGGAACCGAGGCAAGCGCCTGGGCAAAAGATGAGGTTGCCCAAGCTGTCGCGGCTGGCATCACTGATGGCACACGGCCTGGCGGGTATGCAAAGCGCGAAGAAGTTGCCGCTATGGTACTAAGAGGGAAAAAGTAATCTTTCTTGTAAAAAATTTTATAAGAAAGGAGGAAGATGATTGCAGAAAGATGTAAAATTTCAGCTTGAAGATGCTGTTGAATATCCTGAATGGTGTGATAATTACCCAGAGTATAAATTTACTGTGTTTAAGTGCTGCTTTCTAAGCACTAAGCCAAATGCGCACAATTTAGATATTGGCGATGATGTATTGCGGCGTGACGCTCAATCTATTCTTGGCAATATGCTTGTGGCGAAAATTCAGAATGGGGATGCAACTACGCACCTACCGTCAGAGATTCAGTATGGTTATTTTCCGCGAGAACAAGAAATTGAGTTTGTTGAGGAAGATGGCATTACTAAGGCATACGCATATGCAGTGGTAAGCAAACATTATAGCAAGGAATTAAACAATATCTTTGAGTTTGATAATCTTCGCAATAGCTCTGTTGAAATGACAGTAACAACAGATAAAGATGAGGATGAAGGTAAAGTTATGGCACTAGATATTTTTGGGCTAACTGTACTTGGAAAAGCCATAAACGGCAGTTGCCCCGATGCAGATATTAAAATGGTGCGATTCTCTACTGAGGATGCGGACGCTTATTTTGCTAAATCTGATTCTCTATCTAATCTAAAGCAATTTGTCGAAGAAAGGAAACAATCAATGGCTGAAAAGAAAACGTATAAGATTGACAAGTCCAAAGAAGCCATGTCTACGGCTGATTGGGGCGATTATGATAAGGCGGCTATGAGAGATAAAATCATGGGTGCTAAGAATCGTGATACACTTGTCAAATCTGTATATCTACTTGTAGAAGATGGTTGGAAAGATGTGCCATCTGAACATCTAAAATATCCTGTCATGGAACTTGATGGTGATAAATTTGTGTATAACCGAAATGCTCTGAGTTCGGCACTAGCATATGCAAAGCAGAACGATGAGACTGAGGTTGTAAATAAAATTAAGGCTATCTATAAAAAGTTAGACCTTGATGACGATTCTGAAAGAAAGGAGGAGGCTAAAATGGAAGAAACTAAAGAACTAGCCGCTACTGAGGTCGAGGCTGAATCCGCTCTTGAGGAAAAGAAAGAAGAAATGGCTGAACCAGAGATTGAGGTTAAGGCTGAGGAACCAAATTGTGACGAATGCGATGACCATGATGATGACGATGATGGGCATGAGGAAGAAATGTCCGCTGAGGACATGAAAGCTCGTATTGCGCAACTTGAAAAAGATATTGAAGATAGAGACAATATCATCATGGGTCAAAATTCTGAGCTTGAGACGCTACGTCAGTTTAAGAAAGATGTAGAGGACAAGGAAAAGGCTATTTCTGTTGAGGCTATTATGGCTGAATGCAAGGAGTATATGTCTGACGATTGTTATAAGCAGATGCGCGAAGAAGGCATGGCTTGTGAATTTGCGGCTGTTGATGCTTGGGCAAATAAGGTTAAGGCATATTGTTTCTCTGCTGTAAAGAAAACACCAAAGAAAGAAAAAACCGACGTATTTACTTTCGCTGCTCCTGTTGAAAAGAAGGAGCATAAAGGTCTATGGGACTAAAAATAAAATTGATTAAAAAGGAGACAAATATATTATGAATAATCACTCTTTTGTAATTCGCACTCTTGATGATTGGCAGAATGATGCCATCAACTGTGCTGGCATTTGCAAGGATAATGACCTAGACAATGGTCAGTTTGTCACTCGTGGCGCTCTAGGTCTACAGACTGACGGTGGCTATGAATTTGCTTGTACACTACCTAATGCTAATGCAACTGATCTATGGCTCGTCGAAAAGCCCGCTGTTGGTAATACCATTGAACAGCAGGAAATGAGCGACCCTCGTTATTTCTATAACCCCAAGGGCAGTGCATTCTCTATTAAGGGTCTAACTGCTGGTCGTACTTTCCTAGAGGCTCCTGTTTCCATGTTTAGCACTGCTCCTACTGATGGCACTTCTAAGTTTGCTACTGTTGATACCAATGGTCGTCTAGTTGCTGCCGCAGCTGCTCCTTCTGGTAATGGCACTTATTTCAGTATTGAGGCTATTCATAGTGTTGACATTGGTATTGAGTCTGTTAAGACCTATATTCTCAAGTGCGTCCGTAACTAATTAAATTTAATAAATAAGCAAAGGAGATATATATTATGAATCTAAGCAAAGAAATTGTTGCTTTCTCCAATGGCAACACTAAGTTCTATGAGCAGTTCATGGACTATCATTTCCATAAATCCGAGGCTGAACAGGGTCGTAAGCTAGGTGCTTATGATGTAACCAAGCCTCTTGCTGAAAAGCATGATGTTGTCAACGCCGCATATTTTGCAGAGGTCGAGCGTCTTTCCAACTGCACTCGCAATGCTGAGAATGCTGATGCGTGGGCAGCCAATCCTATGGTTCGCTGGGCTAACTTTGCTGTCATTAACGCCCTAGTCAATGCAGTTCTTCCTGCATATGTCACTGAGTCTCTTGCTCCATTCGTTGATTTCCGTATGGCTGGCATTGGCGACATTGTTAAGGTCAAGGTTATGCCTCGTACCCTTTACACTGTCTCTGCTGGTGGCACTGGTGAGCGCACTACTTTCCGTCAGAAGAAGTATGCTGGCGATGTTGTCATTTCCATGCAGGAGCGCATTATCACCACTTATGTTGACATGTACCGTGTGATGGCTGGTAAGGAAGATATTGCTGATTTCGTCCGTGCTATCGTTCTTTCCATTGAGATTGATATGCAGAAGATGGCCGTTGCCGCTCTTAATGCTGGTCTAGCTGGCGCTTCCTATCCTTCTCAGTTCCTCGAGAATGCTGCATTTGATGCTAAGAAGCTTATTGCTCTAGCACAGCGCGTTCAGGCTTACAACAATGGTATTAAGCCAATTATCATGGGCACTGCTTCTGCTCTAGCTAACGTTCTACCTGATAGCACTATGGGTTATCGTGGCACTTACGACGCTAATGGCGGTTCTGTCCATGTTCTCCGTGACTTCTATGGCTTTGCCCTCTATGAGCTACCCCAGATGCCTACTGGCTCTAACTATGGCCTAGCTCTTGATGACAACAAGCTATATGTTGTTTCTCCTGTTGGCTCCAAGCTAGTTGTTGGTGCTATGTCCACCACTCTAACCAACAGCAACCAGTTCTATGAGAATGCTGACCTCACACAGAACTTTACCATGCGCAAGAACTATGGTTTCGAGTTCGTTGGCGCATCCTTTGCTGGTCTATACACTATTACTGAGTAATAATTATCTGAGAGGGGTTAATAGCCCCTCTCCATTTATAACGGAAATAAGAAAGGAAAATAAAAGGAATGGCAAACACTACAAATACTAAATCCACTACAACTACCAAGACAACCAAGCAGACTGAAGCACCTGTTGTTGATGCAGAAAAAGAGGCATTAAAGGCGCAACTTGCAGAACAGCAGAAGCGTATGGAAGAAATGATGGCGCAGATGCAGGTGCTTATGCAGGCACAGTCTCAGGTTAAAACAGAAGCGGCATCTGTTGAAGATAAGTCTAAGGCGCTTAGAAATATTAAGTTTATCAATATGTGTCCGGGCAACATCAATCTGCGTGGTACTCGTATGCACAGAATTGAAGGACAGTATAAGTATAAGATGATTCCAGAATCTGAGGCGTTTTCTGTTGTAAATAATATGCCTGAAACCGTATCTAGCGGCATGGTGTATATTGACGACCCAGAATTCGTTCATAAGTGCGACCTAGACGAAATTTATCGTCATATTCTTAGCGCGACAAAGCTCAAGGAGCTATTAAAGCAGAATGCGGTCGATATTTGTGAGGTATATAAGGGCGCAACAGACCAACAGAAGCAAATCATTGTTGATACTATTTCTAATATGGTGCTTGATGGACTACCAGTTGACGCGAACGTGCTTGTTAAGATTGGTGAACTTAGTGGTAAAAATCTAATTGATATTGAACCCCTTGATGACAAGGAGTGATAAATTATGGCAACATCATTTGATGTTATTGGACAAAGAGCATTAAGTGTAATTGATGACTATAAACTGCGTAAGCTATATGACGCAAACATTGAGCTGTTTCACGACAAGATTGATGGTTGGGTCATTAGTTCAGCAGCAAAGTTTATAGAATGTGAACAACCGCTAACATACGATTCAGAGCTTAGACAATTTGACGCAGATTTAACAGATTTAGAGATTCAGATTCTTGCCGAATATTGGGTAATTTACTGGTGGCGCGGCGAGACGGACGTAGCAACACAGATTGCGCAAAAACTTAAAGTTCCATCATCTTTCCAGATGGATGGCGTATCCTCGCAGAATTTCAAAGAAAAACAGAACGTCATTGATAAGCTAGAAGAAGATGTAGATAGGCTCATTCACGACAAATACCAGCTCTTATATCTATCCTCCTATAATTATTAAAGAGGGGTGGATATATGAGCAGAACAGATAAGCAAGATAAAATTCATGCTTTGTATAAAGTCCTGTTGCTGTTTGAAGATTTGACCAGCCTTGAGCCGACAATTGAAGAAGCCGACTATATAGCATATTGTGAGCGGCTATCTGTGCGATTTAGAGCAGTTGATGGTGAAATTGCTGATACATTAGCAGGATTAAGCAAAATGGGGCTTGAGCTTACTCATCCTATTATTCGTTCATGTGTATTGCGTATGACGAACAGAATTGAAAGGATGGGTGATTGATATGGCATATGAGATGTTTCAATATCAACCAAATCCCAATGATTATTACCGCGATTTGACACAAGAATACATAAATGCGCAATGGTATAACACGTCTGCTAAAACACCTGAGAATGGCGGCGAATTGCTAGAACAAAATGGAATAGGGTCTAATGAATATAATCCAGTAGAAGCATGGGTTGCGCCTACTGTGGCAACCACATCAACCGGATCAAAGGATACTATAGATTTCCTACAGCTAATATTCAAGAATATTGACCATTTTGTTGTGCGCGGATTGTATTACAAGTTCGATGATAATGTGTGGATTGTTCACGATTCAGGCAAATTTGATGGCTTGCCTCGTGGTGTTGGTGTGCGCCGTTGTAACAATGTCATGCGAATTAAAGATGAGGTCAATGACGTAATCTTTAGCGCACCGTGCGTTGTTGATTATGATATGCAATCACCATCAGCACAGGTAAGCACACAAATCATTACGCCAAATAATCATGCCGTTGTTATGGTTCAGGGCAATGAGGACGTATATAGGCTATTCAAATATAACACACGTTATATTCTAGGTGGCAGACCATTTAAGCTGTTATCCTATCAGAACGCAATTAACGCTTATGGTATTAGCAAGCCAACATTGCTCACGCTTGAACTATATCTTGATGAGTCTCATGTTGGTGATGACATTGAGAATCAACTTGCAGATAATAGCTCTGTTGATTATCCAATGGACGAAAACGCGCCATTTCCAATGGGCTAAAGGAGGGCGGTTAGATTATGTATAATTCTTTATCAAGATTACCAAGCATTGGATATAATATTATGGTGTATCTAGCAAAATCGACCGACCCTATTGCTGAGGTCTTTTGGAAGATGCTGGCGTATAAAGACTACAAGGCGTTGAGCCATGAGTCACTTACATTCCAACAAAAGATGAAGATGGTGTGGGCGCAAGGCAAGCAGGATACATATAGTGTATTTTTAACCAATTTGATTGAGGATGTTATGGCTGAATCAAAGCAGATTGTTAAAATATACCAATACTATATTCATGCGTCTGAGCTATATACTAGCACAGTAGTCTATGCGTTTGATTGTCTATATGGCGGTCAGATGAGCCTAGTTGAATATAATGGTATTCCTGTAAATCGCGGCGATTTATTTATCCATTGCATTTTGCATTTATTGAATGGCGCAGAAGTGGGCGGTGTTGGTAAATTGACATTTTTAGACGATATGAGCCGATACAGCGCTGCGCGTTCAACCATTGGTAATAAAAATACGTTTACAGGCGTTCAATTATATATGGCTGTCGAAGTAGGTGATGGAGGTGTCGATGCCGGATGCTAGACATCGAATACTATAAACATAAATACTTTATTTTCGACAAGCCATGTATATATAAAAAAAATAATAAAGAATTTACATTATATCCAGTTAGTCTAGAAGATTCTGAAGATTTTTTAAAAGCATCTCAAATAATCTCTATAGATAAGAACAGTCTATCTTCTGTGGAGATTATCCAGATGACATATCTAAAATTTATATGTTCTGTTTTATTTAGAAATAAAAACAATATCAATGATTTTGTGACCATTCTTAGATTGTCATTACATATGTATAATCCAAAAATAGGAATTGATGCAAATAATAAATATGTTGTTTTTGATGAGGATGCTGATATAAATATAGCAGAGAGAGAATTTGAAGATATTCGCAGACTAATATTGTATCAAAATATAGTATCTTTTGACGATTCGTACATAGACCCGGATTTAAAAAAGGCTATTGATGAAACAAATAAGTTGAGAAGCAAAGATATAGATTTTCCAGACATTGAAAGAAAAATGGCTATTATTACGTCTCATTGTGGTATTAGCAAATTAGATCAACAAAAAATGACATATAGAGCACATACTATGTTGTGGAATGAAGTATGTAGTGATATTGATTTTTCAACGACTAGAGCTGTAGCTTTGTTCTCTGGCGAAAAGACAGAACATTGGATATATAAAAAGAAAAAAGACAAAATGGACGATTACATTATTTCTGGAGAAAAATTTGCTGACAAGTTAGGTGCGAATTTTCAAGATTTAGAAAATAATGCAAAAGTTGTAAATGTAAATTCATATGAACAAAAATTTAACAAAATGGAGGAAGTTTTATGAGTGAAGCATATAAATATACTGCTGGTCCAGCAAGAGCATTGTTTTTCTATGGGCAGACTCTAATTGGTGTCGGCAAAACTTTATCCGATACCACGTTCAATAGTGAAATCACCGCTGAAGAGGTCAGAGGCGGTCCGGGTAGATTTGCCCTCTAAGTAGAGTAATCTGCTTAGACCCTTGGTTAATTGCTTTTAATCCCTAAAGCCCACACACCTAAACAGTAGTTGGAAACGACAAGCTGAATGGTTACGAAAGTAGAAAAAAGTCGTGGGATGACTACATGGTTAAATCCTAAATAGTCTGTAGAGTACAATGGGTGTTTAGCAGGGAAAGTCCTAAATATATTGACATATCAAATATGGTGTGGTATAATATACATGGAAAACCTTCAACGATTATTCTCTGGGGGAGAAGTAAAGCCGCAAGTTAATGGCGGAAGAAAAATCAAGCCCCTATTAAATAGGGTGAAGATATAATCTACTCTCATGTGAAAGCATGAGCGGTCTACTGGTAACAGCAAGACGATATAGGTGTTGCGAACTTATATGAATACAAAAATAATTAAATCATATCAATATAAAAAAAAAGAAATGGATGAGGATTATGTTGGTAGAAAATCAATTGATTAAAATGAGATGGCATTACAAAAATAAGTCTCATTTTGAATCAAGGGGATATCAATTTACTTCCTTTGGTAATGAGGTCATAATTAAAGCGGAAGATTTAAGCCCAGAATCACATGAAAAAGTAATGGTGAGATGTGATGGGTGCGGAGAAATATTCGCTCGAGATTTTAGAGATTATATAAAAGAACATGATAAAGAATATGGGGATTGTTGTAGAAAATGCAATCGCAAGAAAGCAATTAGAACCAACAGGGCGTTATATGGCGTAGATTGGTGTTTGCAACGAGATGACTTCAAACAAAAGCAAAAAGACACATGTCTTGAAAAATATGGTGTTGAGTATATTTCTCAAGATGGAGGCTTTAGACAAACTGTAATAAATAGTTGTCGAGAGCGATATGGAGTAGATAATGTGTCTTGTGATGCTAACGTCAAAAAGAAGAAATGCGATAGTTTCTATCAAAATGGCACGTGCCCAACTTCTAAACCGCAAGTAGCTTTACACGATATATTAGAAGAAATGTACGGACATTGTGACTTAAATTATCCTCTGTCTTGGTATTCTTTAGACTGTTTTATTGAAGTAAATAGCGTCAAAATAGACGTTGAATTTGATGGTGCTTATTGGCATGCAGGAAAAGAAGAAAAGGATGCAAAACGTGACAAGTACGTGCAAGGGTGTGGGTATAAAGTTTTGCGGTTCTTTAGCTCCGGCAAGTTGCCAACAAGAGAACAAATTAAATCAAATATAGATGTTCTGTTGAATACAGATATAAAATATATACGAATTGATATGACTTAATTATTATACAGGCAATTTACTCTACGGTTAAATATCATAATGGAAATGATAAATAGCCCGTTGTAACAGCAATGTTGCAATGTATCTCCTCGAATTGCTGGGAACTCCTTAGAGCTTTATGTACCAAAGTGTAAAAATCATAAAGATTGGACAATCAGCAGCCAAGGTAGCTACGGCTACAAGGTTCAACGACTATGCTTGAAATAGCATTAGGGCGCAAGCGATTGGCGCTCGAAGTGGGGAGCGTCCTATATGGATGAATGATATAGTCTATGCTCATGAGAAATCATGAGGCGGCAAATGTCCGCTATATAGAAGTAGCGTTCTATATAAAATACAACAGAAATATTTCCATGATTCTAATCTAACAATCGAAATTACGGACGCAATGTTCAACCTAGAATATGTTGCAGCGTCTCTAGGTGTTAATGTTGATCGTGGCGGTCTATCTCTTTATGAAAGCAGCAATTCTGGTGAGGAAATTACGACTGATGGTAGTTTAACACTTACGAACACAGCCGTTGCATTTGATGGCGCTATGATTGGTTGGTATAAAAAGACTGGCACCAATGAAGATTGGACGGTTGCAACAATTTCCGGTAACAAGATGACCATTCCCGGTTCTAAGAACGGGGACAAGTATTGCGTCAAGTATTTCTATATCAATGAAAACGCAAAGAGCATTACCATTAAGGCACAGTATGTTCCAAAGGTATTGCATCTAGTCCTAATTAACGACCTGTATTCTGGTGATGCGACTAATGTTGCCGCATCTTCTGCTAAGTATGGTCGCTTAATTACTGATATTCCTCAGTATCAGCTAAATGGTGGTCAGAATATCGCATGGTCTGCAACTTCTACTGCTACTGTATCTCTAAGCGGCTCCGCGCTTGCTTATGATAATAGTGCATCTTGCGAAGAAGCGCCTATCTACGGTACTATGACTCAGGAAATTTTTGGTACAAAGTGGCAGGATGATGTTGTTGCGATTGCAGTTGATAACGGCGACGTTGAAATTGGCAAGACCGATTCTGAAACGCTAAGAGTACGTGCTGTATTTGGTGGTAATACTGCATCTAAGATTTATTCTAACGATAATTTTACTTTTGCAGTTGAAACTACGCCAGCTTCTACCGCAACCGGTACAACCGTTGATGCTACCGGCAAGATTACTTCTGGTAATCAAGCGGGTGTTGCAGTTGTTTCCGTTACTCTAAAAAATGCACCTGCAAAGGTAGAACCTGCATACGTTAAGGTAACTGTTTCTGACAGTTAATCATATTAAAATAAGGGAGCTATAATTGGCTCCCTTATTTTTAAATTTTTAAGGTGATTACAATGTGTGAGTATTTAAATAATGGAATTTGTAAAATACAAAAAGAAAGATGCCCGTTTACTTACTGGTGTTCTAAATTAAATATTTATAAATATTTAAAAGATGGCGATAATTGCAACGTAAAAAGAAAATACGTTATTCCAAAAGGATATTATGAGGTGTGCTTTGAAAGACACGGAGACTTGTATATAGAAGTACAAGACAAAACGATTGTATTGAAAAATATTTTTAAAGAAACGCCAAAATATGTAAAGTTAAAAAAGAGCAATGGCGAATATAAGCTAATTGGGAAATTGGGAGGAAAATAATATGCTTGACAACATTAAAATTGAAAATTATTTAACGTATGCACAGGTGCAGGCAATTGCAAATAGCACAAAGAACGCCGAGAATTGGGCAGAAAAGCAACAAAATATTGATATGCTTTTGATGCATTATGCTACGGATATTACTGATGAGGAGATTTCCGAAAAGGGGCACGATTATTGGTTAAAGACAGGTTTTATTGATAAAGTAAAATCTTCTATTGAAAACTATAAAGACGTTGATACTGCGATTGCATATGAAGAAAATCCGATTAGAATTTTAATTAAAATTTCCAACGAGATTCCAGAATTTAGCAAGAAGATGAATGAATTACTAGAGGTGTCTGGAAATGCCGACGGCAAAAAGTGAAGCGGAATTATATCAGATGCTAGCCGCACCGTTACAAAAAGCGACGGATTACGTTGTTCAAAAGATATGGAATGAAAACAGAGAGATTGTTCGTGTAGTAGTATATGAGGCTTATCATCCAACAGCATACAATAGAAGTGGGGAATTTAAAGAGGCTTGGAATTATACGAGTGGAAGTCATAATTTGCGAAGAGGCTCTACGGCGACAAGCGAATTTTACTATAGCCCAGAATCTATGAATATGGGTAGTCCGTATTATTATGCGCCAAATTACGGACAACACATTGGCGTTGCTGGGGACTATTTTAATGTAGATGCAAGACAGTATCTAGCTGATATTATTTATGGCGCTATTAAATGGGGCGGTGCATTTGGCGATGGATTCCCAAGGCAACGTGATGCATGGAAAGCTCTAAATAAGCGTATAGGTAGGCGTAAAATAAAACAATGGATGAAAGAGGGCATGCAAATGGCTGGATTGAATGTCAAGATGCATAATACGCCGCTTCACGTTGAGGAAAGTTAACATGGTGATATGTGGATTAGATGCTAGCACGTCATCTACTGGATGGTCTATATTTGATGACGGGAGGCTCATTGCATATGGTACAATTAAACCCAAAGGGGATGATTGGCATGATAGAGTAATGATGCTTACTATGGAATTATCAAAAATATTTAGACAGTATGAGCCGACGATTCTCTATGCTGAGGAAGTACCACTAAAGAAAGGCGCGTCAACTATAGAGAAATTGGGTGCGGTACAAGGCGTGATTTTAGCACTATGCGCTGGCTTCGAGATAAGGCCATGCTTCTTGATGCCAAGCAAATGGCGTGGCGACCTTAATCTCTTTGACGGCACAAGAGCTGGATTGCAAAGAGATGTTCTGAAGAAAAAAGCCATAGAGATGGCGAATGAAGAATTTGGACTAAATTTAGCATGGGTTGCCCCAAGTAGCAAAAAAAATGAAGATGATTGCGCAGAGGGAATCCTTGTGGCCTATTCACAAATCAAAAAAGGGAGTGTGATGAATGGGTAGACAATCTCAATATTCAATACTTGTAGATGCTGAACTTAATCTAAAAGATTTAGAGAATCAGCTAAAAGGACATAAATACAAAATAGATGTTGATAGTTCTGGTGTAAAAAGTGGCGCTAAAAATATGAAAGATGCGTCGGATTCTGCAAAAGAATTAAAAAACGCTGGAGACGATTTATCATTAACTTATCAAGTAGCTAATGATGTATTCAGAAGAAGTATTCAAGTCATTTCATCTATGGTTGAACAAGTTAGGGAACTTGATTCTGCAATAACGGAGTTTATAATATAAGCTCGCTTTCATAGTAATATGATTGAAAAATAACCCATTGAATTGCTGGAAACCCCTTAGAGCTATCATGCTAAAGCGGAGAGATGAAATATACTCAAACGTAAATGCTTGAAAAGTTGATAGATTGGGCAATCAGCAGCTAAGACCCGAATAGGGTAAAGTTCAACGACTATCCTAATAGTAGGAGTAGAGCGTAAGCGATTGATGCTCGAAGTGGTGGGCATCCAAAAAAATGGATGAAGATATAGTCTGGTCTTATATGAAAATATAAGCGCGTAAGCGAATGTAGGAGTAGCGTCCTTTCAATGTAATGATAAGACAAATATTCATAAGGAGGTGAATGTGTGAATAGAAGAAAAATAGATTATAATTTAGTAAAATTTGAGTTTGATGAACGTGGATATGAATTATTATCTACAGAATATATAAATAATGCTACGAAATTGCAATATATTTGCCCAAAACACAGAAATAAAGGTGTTTTAGAAATGACATTTGCCAATTTTACAAAGGGAAGGGGATGTCCGTATTGTGCAAATAGAGTAAAAAAGACACAAGAAGAATATGAAGCAGAGTTAGCAATAAAAAAGCCAACAATTAAAGTAATTGGAAAATATATAAATCTTAAAACAAAGATAGAACATGAATGTGTTGTTTGTGGCTATCGTTGGGACGTATTACCAGATAATATGTTACATGTATCAAACGGTTGTCCAAAATGCGGTAAAAGAGCACCATTGAATCAAAACGAGTTAATAAATAGGATTGCTAAAATAGATGATTCTATTGAGGTTGTTGGGAAATATTATAATACTGCAACGAAAATGTCTTTTATGTGTAAGAAATGCGGAAATGTTTGGGATGCTAGACCAAATAATATATTGAAGGGTAAAGGATGCCCAAATTGTAAATCGTCTAAAGGAGAAAAAGAGGTTGCACGCATTCTTGATGAACTTGATGTATTATATAAACCGCAATTTAAGTTTCATGATTGTAAAGATGAATTACCACTTCCCTTTGACTTTTATCTTACAGATTATAACATTTGCATAGAATATGATGGTGGGCAACATTATAAACCATGCACATTTGGCGGTATTTCTAAAGAGCAAGCAAGAGTGAATTTTGAACTTGCTAAGAAACATGATAAAATAAAAGATGCGTATTGCAAACAACACAACATAAAATTAGTAAGAATTCCATATTGGGAATATAATAATATAAAAAATATATTATCATTACATTTACATTAAACATAAAACGTTAAGAAGGTCTCTGATTTGTCCGGTGCGTCATTAGATTCTTATGTAGACAAATTAACAAAGGCAGGTCAAAGTGTCGCAAGAACCGGTAAACCAAATCGGTCTGAGCCGGTATGTACAGATGGTAAATGTGCATAGAGAACAGCCCCTAAACCCTTGAAAGCCTCAAGAGCCTTATCACTACAACATGAGGATGAGATATGCCTGAGTGTGATATGTTCATTAGTAATGAATAATTAGTGCGAAAGCAGAAAGACGATAAGGATGATTCCATGGTTGAAAAACCTAAAGAATCCATCATAAATAATGTATGATAAAAGGGCAGATTGGGCGCGAAGCCGTGATGAGCGGTGTGTCAATCGAATATACAGGGCGACCCTCCAAACATATAGGGTGAAGAAATATTCAGGAAGGGCTTGAAAACCCCTTGACAAATTATTCAATATGTGCTATAGTGGTATTACAAAATAGCAAAGGAGAGATATCACATGACCATTCTTATTTTAGGCGTTGTTTTTTGGGCGGTATGCAAGATGTTTGGTTTTGGATTGAGATGGCTTATTGGTGTTCCTCTCGATGAAAATCTTGAGAAATTAACAAAGGAATACGATAAGCATAGTCCAGAATATTATCAAGAGCTACAGAGACAGTCCGAAGAAGAACAGAAGCAATATGATGATTGGGGATTTATTGAATAATTTGTAACTGTCAGACATGGTGTCTGCTGCGGCACAATTTAGAAAATCTGGATTTAATGACCAAGATGCGGCATCATTGGCAACTGTTGCTGCAATGTATCAGAATGTAGCCGATACGGCTATTTCAGCAGAAGATGCGGCCGCATCTATTACATCTCAGATTCGTGCATTTGGCGAAGATGCTAGTTTTGCTACAGAAGTAATTGACGCATATAATGAAGTGGCAAACAATTTTAGTGTAGGCACTAACGATTTATCACAAGCAATGGAAATTGCATCTAGTAGTATGGCTACTTATGGCAATGAATTTTCTGAAATCATCGGATTGGTCACAGCTGGTACAGAAATTATGACCGGACGCAGCTTAATTTGTGGGTTGCGGTAAAAATGTTTTGAATTGACTGGAACGTCTTGCAATACTTTATCTACTAAACCACAATAGTAATATGTGTGGCGGCAAGGAGTAATGACCAAGGTATAGTAAAAAAGATAAAGACATCGAGAAAACCAGCATCCAAGCCTCCTAAGAGCAAGGAGGAAGGTTCAACGACCATCCTATATAGGATAGGCGCAAGTGCGCCGAAGCGGAACAGACTGCATATGTGCGGTCAAGATATGGTCTGAACATTATATGAAAATATAAGGAGTTTAATAAAGTGAAAAAAATATCAGAAGAATATGTAAAACAATATCTAATAGACAATGGTGGATGGCAATTGTTATCTCATTATACTGGGACACATGATAATCTAACTATTGAGCGAGATGGCTATAAATCGATCACTAGCTTTACTAGTTTTAAAAGTGGACATAAGCCAATTATATTTGGGGTTAAAAATCCATTCTACAAAAACAACATTTGTGAGTTGATATATCGAAAAGACGAACGTGTGCAATTTGTAGATGCCAAATGTGTTAAAAAGAGCGGCAAACATCGAATTGTAGTTGATATGATTGACGCGAATGGACATTCATTTTCTAAAACAATAGAACACATATTAAATAATGAAGAATGTTTGTGTTGTAAAGAATGTGCTAGAAAAATACAAACAAAAAGGCATAGAAAATCATTTACAAATAAATGGATTAGCAGAATAGATATTTCGCGGTATTCTATTATTAGCGAGATTGATTATTTAACTGCGGATTCATTCATTGATATAGAAGATGTTAAAACGGGATATCGGATTCATACGAATATACGCGCTGCATCTAAAAATCCACAAGCATTTAATGTGTTTTCTAATGAAAAATTCTTTCTTTATAATTTATCTATATACGGGAAAGATAATGGTTTATCATCTACTCCCGTTTCTATTGTAGATAAGTCAGCAACTCATACGAAAGTGTTATTTCGTTGTTCATGTGGAAATGAATTTGTAAGAAGTGTTTATAAGTGGATGGACGGAAGAGATAGGTGTGCAACTTGTTCACAAACACAGTCGTCGTATGAAAAGAGGTTTGAGGAATATTTGATACAAAATAGTATTGAATATAAATCCGAGTATAGATTTAATGCTTGTAAAGACATTGAACCATTGCCATTTGATTTTTACTTGCCGCAATACGATTGTTTAATTGAGATTGACGGGATACAGCACTTTGAGCCTATTGCGTTTAGTGGGGACAAAAAGGACGCAGAAAGACGATTTGAGTTACAAAAAAAACATGATAAATTAAAACAGATGTATTGTAATGATAATAATATACCATTGCTTAGAATACCATATACCTGGTTTGATGATGAGACATGGAAAGAAAAATTTAATCACTTTATTAAACCGTTAAGGATTAACGATCCTTAATGAACACATGCACAGGTTGCCAGAGGGCTTAATACGATTGCGGCAAGAATTGTAAAAAACAAGTCAGCATTAGCTACATATGGAATACAGGTAGAAGGTGCAAATGGTAAATTAAAAAGCACCTACGATGTTTTAACGGAATTAAAGCCTAAATGGGATTCAATGAGCGATGCTCAAAAAACTGTTTTGGGCGATACAATAGCTGGCACTAATCAATATAAAGTATTGGCTGCTGTTATGTCCAATATTAACACGGCAGTTAAAGTAAATGAAACAGCGCTATCCTCTGAAGGCTCGGCTATGAAAGAAAATGCTAGATATATGGAGTCTTTTGAGGCTAAATTGTCAGAAATTGATTCAAAATGGCAATCGTTTTCTAATAATGTTGTAAATAACGACTTTGCTAAATTCTTGATGGATCGTATATCAGACATATTAAGCCTTGCTGATACTGGTTTAGGTCAAGTTATAACACAGATTACATTACTTACATCTCTTGGTTGGGGTGCTACGTCGTTATTAAAAGCGATGAAGATTGTTTCTGCCGCAAAAAAGCAATTTGAAACATTTGGCGCTGTGATATCCCTTGTGAGGGAAGGTTCTGGAACTTTTGCAGAAGCTATTTCCGTAGCTGGTGGTGCTTCTTCAGTAGCTTTACCAGCAATTGCAGCAATAACGGCAGCTATCGTAGTATTGGGTAAGGTTATCCCAGCTGTTGCAAACATGATTGAAGAAGCGATATATAAAGTATCGTACGAGGGTATGGTTGAAGCTTTTGAAAATGCAACAGAGGAAGCAGATAGATTACAGAATAAGTATGAACAAGCAAAAAATAGACTGCAAGATTTAAACGCTACACAATGGGAAGATAGGACACCTGAAATTCAAGCTGAAATTGATCGATTGAATAATTTGATTGCAATCTATAAGACGATGGCAGAAGATGCAAACGAAGAAAAAATTAAGGCTGCTAAACAACTATTAGGTGCAGCTGAAAAGAAAGGTGTTACTGTTGGCGTTAATGCGGTTTATAACAAATCGTCTATTGGGCCTCAATTTGAATGGATTGAAAAAGATACACAAATTGTTGACGCTTTAAATAAAACATATTTAAGCACAAGAGATGCAATAACCCAAGTAGGAGCTGCGATTGGTGGAGTAATTCCTAATATAAAAAATTTAACGCAGAAATGGTTGGATGCAGAAGAAGGTAGCAAGGAACAAGCTAATGCGTTAAGTGAGTTAGAGAATGCGCTGCTAAATTATAATATTGTCATAAAAGAGAACAAGTTAACAACCGCTGAATTTTATGATGAGTTTGCAAAATTACGAGAAGGTGTTAATGGTAAAGGCACTGATTGGGAACATGCCAGATTTACAATATTAGCAGAAGCTTTTAAAAAACAATATGATGCGTATAAACTTTTAAAACAAGAAGGACAAGATGTAGACGCAACAGTTGAAAAAACCGCTAAAGAATTTGAAATGATGGCAGCTGTTGATTATAAAGTCAGGCATAGCGCAGAATCTACAGCGCAACAAATACATGGGTTGGCTAAAACATATGGAATAACGGAAGAGCGTGCCGCCGCTTTGATTAGAATGAGCGAAGGTTTAGCAAAATCGTTTACTCATGTAGAGCAAGCATCCCAGGATATGTCATTTATCAATGCTCAAATCGGCCTTGCGGAATATGTTGATATGGTGGACAAAGCCATCAATGCTAAATCAAGATTCGATGAGGCAATAGCATCTGGCGGTTTTGATTATTCTTCTGGTTATGAAGGGTTTGCAGACGTATATTCTGAAATGCAAGGATTGCTAGAAGGCGGTAAAATTGGTGGCGAATTCAGAGTTGGCGCACAACTGCTATTCGACGAAAGCACGTATCAAAAATTTATAGATGCCTTAGAAAATAATGTGCCTGAAGCTATGCGAATCGCACAAGAAGCTATGTCCAAATTATCGCCCTTGTTTGGTGATGCTAAAAATTCTGGACTTGGCTTTGTCGATACAATGCAGAAACTAGCCGCAAAGGGCAAATTGGTAGGTGCTACATATAAAGACGTTGATGGGCAAACAGAGCTTACTATCACCAATTTAAAAGAATTGGCTACATCACTTGGCACTAGTGAATCTGGCGTGTTTGCTGCAATTCAGGCATGGAAAGAATTCGGCATTAACGCTCAATTAACATCATCTGATTTAATTGGATATTTAAATGACATTGGCGTAGCAACAGAAAACAACAATATTGACATGAACAGTGTTGTTGAAAAAATGCGTGAGCTTGGAGCTACAGATCAAGATATAATGTCATTGCAGAGCTTATTGCAGAATATGTCTGACGTTACGCTTCAAAATCCAATTAAGGACATCGACGATTTAAAAGATGAAGCTGGTAATGCTGATGATGCCGCAAACGATGTATATGATACATTGCAAGGCATAAAAAGCACGACGTTTAGTCAAGTTCGTACGCAACTAAGTTTGTTGGGCACTAGCTTAGATACTGTTAAGATAAAAGCCAATGATACCGCCGTTGCCGTTGGCAGTGTTGATAGAGCCGCAGGTGGTGATAGAGATCGTATTGGGCGCGGTGGCAGAGAGCCAGAAGGCGGAGAGTCTGCAAAGGGCACAAGAAGTGCTCGTGGCGGCTTGACGTTAGTAAATGAAGAAGGACCAGAAATCATTCAAGAGAACGGCAAACAACGCATAGCTAATAATGGTTTGCCGACGCTAACTAATATTAAAAAGGGCGCAGTTGTTTATAACGCAAAAGATACGGCTAAAATGACTATGCGCAAAGCTGGAATTACTGGCTCTGCAACAGTATCGTCATCTTACCTAAACACGTTGTTTAACAACTATGGATTATCTTCTAGCGGCTCTAGTTATGCATCGTCTGGTAGCTCATCAGGATATTCATCTTCGCATACATCCTCTGGTTATAGTGGTGGATCATCTAGTGATACAGAAGATGCTTGGAAAAAAGAATTTGAAGAATGGTTAAAATGGAAAGACCACCAATTAGCTATGGATCAAATTACAGAACAAGCATATTATGACGAACTAAACAAAATGAATGAAAAATATTTTGCTAATAGGGCTGAATATTTAGAGGATTATTGGAAATATCAAGAGCAGATTTACAAGTGGCAAAAGAAAAAAGAGAAAGACCTGTTAAATCGACAACTTGACGATTTAAAGAAACTAGAAGATGCAATAAATGAAAAATACGATGCTCAAATAAGCGCACTTGAAGATGAGAACAAAGAGCTAGACGATCAGTTAAAATATGAAGAATTGCTTGAAAACTTAGCCAAAGCAAAAGCAGAACGAGTTCTTGTTTATAAGGACGGTAGATTCCAATATGTTTCTGGTGGACAAAGCGTATATGACGCACAGGCCGCACTAGATGCTTATAATCGTGAAAAGGCATTGGAGGAGCAAAAGGAAGAAATAGAAAAGCTTAGAGAGAATGAGCTTTCTGCCATTTTAGAGCAAGAAGAAAAAATCAACAAGCAATTAGAAGAGTTATCGGACAACAAGGGTTATGCTAGCGGTTCTTTGGGTGTTCGTGGCGGTCTATCTTTGGTTGGTGAAAATGGACCTGAGTTGCGTGTCTTGAATCGTGGCGACGGTATTGTTCCTGCTGATGCAACGGCAAATATTATGCGATGGGCAGGACAAAGCCCACGTTCGTTTAAGAGCGGACTTTTAAATGAACTACGGAATAATGTTGGTGGTGTTGTACAACATTTTGAAAATATAACATTGCCAAATGTTACAGACATTATGAGTTTTATGAATGAAATGAAGAGATTAAGTAGATACGCATATCAGATGTAGTACCGGATATATAAGAGAGGGTTAAATGCCCTCTCTTATATATTTTATAGAAAGCGGTGATATATTGAACGATAATTTTAATATTTTAAAAACTATGCAAACTGTTGCTAAGACAACACAAAGCAAACTTGATTATGATAAGACATATAGAGGATATGTTATATCACAAAACAGTAACGGAAAATATAAAATAAAAATCAATGGGCACATATATGAAAATGTAGATAATCCTAGCGGGCATACAATATCAAGCGGGGATATTGTTAGAGTTACATTCCCACAAAACAATGCGTCTCAATGTTATATTTGTATGGCTTCACAAAGAGATGGGGTTGTATCAACCGTAAAAAGCGTAAATGGTAAAACGGGTGACGTTACATTAACTCAAGATGATGTTCCAAATGGCAACACTTACGTCAGAACGCATAATGACTTTACCACGGAAGATAAGGGTGCGATATCAAAAAACGCTCAAGACATTACAACGTTGCAACAGTCTAAACAAGATAATATAACTGGTGGCGCATCCAGTATAACAAGTGTTAACTTGGGTGCAAATAAGGCACTTGTGTCTAACGCATCTGGTAAAGTTGCTACAAGCAACGTGACTAGTACAGAATTAAGTTATTTATCTGGCGTTACAAGTAACATTCAAGAGCAGATAGACGCAAAAGTGCCAACGTCTGTATTACCAAGTGACGATTTACCAAAAGCCGATAGCGGAAGTGGCAATGCTGGGAAATCTGAAAAATATTCCAGAGGAGACCATGTACATCCAACAGACAATTCTAAATTAGATAAAAATGGTGGAGAGGCAAGCAATTTACTAATTATTGATAGTTACACTATGGTTGACCAAAACGGTAATAAGGTTGATGTTAGCCAAATAGACGGCACAATCAAATTTGCTTCAAGCGGTAGCGATCCTAATGTTGTATTGAAATATGTCGGAGATCCAGTAGATGAATATGACGCGGTTAATTTAAAAACGTTGGGAACAATAGCCGATGAAATCAATACTACTGCACAAGACGCTCTAGTTGCGGCACAAGATGCGCAATCAAATGCCAGTTCAGCATTAACGGAAGCGCAAAGCAAAGCCCCGAGAAATCACGCCAGCACGGCCACAACCTACGGCAAGGCGACGGGCAGTTACTATGGACATTCCAAGCTTTCCGACGCAACAAATTCCACATTATCAGCCGCCTCCGGCGGTACCGCTGCGACGCCTGCCGCCGTCAAGGCGGCGTATGATCTGGGCAGCCAGGCTTCCAGCGCAGCGAGCAGCGCGTACGACCTGGCCAATGAGGCGGGGCAGGTCGCGACGGACGCGGCGCAGACGGCTGCAGATGCGCAGAGCGCTGCCGAGGCTGCACAGGCCGCCGTCGGGGGAAAGGCCCCGACGAATCATGCCAGCACGGTGACGACCTACGGCAAGGGCACATTGACGAACTACGGCCACGTCAAGCTATCGGACTCCATCCTCAGTACCTCCGGCACTGATGGCGGCACTGCCGCGACGCCCGGCGCCGTAAAAAAAGCATACGACCTGGCAAACAGAGCCGAAACGAAGCTGCTTGGCGGCAAGAAAATCGTCTGCGGCTGGGATAATGTAGGATATAAAAGCACGGGACAGACAAACACCACTATTTCCTTTGGTACGACGTTTACGGCAAAGCCTACGGTGATAATCGGCCAGCCGTTCAATGGCGTCGTCTGCACGGCTTTTTATGATTCGGTCACTACAACTGGTTTTACAGTTAATGTTCCTTCGGTTGGTGGCACAACACTATCGTATCGTAAAATGGCTTGGATCGCCATTGGGGGTGTATAAATATAGGGGGAGGTGAAACAGTGACGATTCAAGGAATTGTTTTAGGCAGCTCTGGATTATTGATTGTTATATTGTCATTGATTGAAGTATCTAAAATTAAAATAAATCCATGGTCGGCATTGGCAAAAGGAATTGGAAGGGCTATAAACGCTGAGATTATTACAAAGCTAGAGAGCCTACAAAATCAATTAGATTCACAAATACAACGGTACGAAATGCGTAATGCAAATGAATGCAGAACACGTATATTGCACTTTGACAATGAGATATTACGAGACATACCGCATACAAAAGAAGAATTTATTGAAGTATTGACAGAGATAGATGGGTATGAAGCGTATTGTAGGGAACATCCACAATATAAGAACAATCGAGCTGTTCATGCTATTGCAAATATCAATGACGTATATAACGAAAGATTAAAAAAACATGATTTTCTAGTATAAAATAAAGGAGATGATGCAATTGGCACTCGTAACACCTAGCCTACAACCCATTGCGTCCTTTGATGTTACTGAATCTAAGGACATTACATTTATATCCTCTGGCGGCGACAAGCCCGTTAAGGCGATATTAAATATAAACGTACAAAATAAATCATATAAAAGATCATATATTTCTAGCGTATCATCTTCAACATCCGAATATACCATTACGTTACCTGCAAATTTTTTAACAGGCGATAATTTTGGGAACGGTGTAACATATGAAGTAACTGTTTCGACCTATAATTATCAAGGGCAAATTTCAGAAAAATCAAATATTCAAATTGTTACAGCTTATACAAATCCAGAGATCGTAATAGTTAGCCCAGAAACTACACATGAAAGTGCGACGCTGACTTGTTCGTTTACATATTCACAAAAAGAAAATGAAAGCATCAATAAATATAGTTTCCGCCTATTGAATTCTATAGGTACACAATTAGACTATTCTGGTGATATCCTGTATTCTCAAGACAAGTCTTTGTCATATCAATTTAAAACTGAATTGGCAAATGATGGGATGTATATTGTCGAAGTAAATGTTGTTACAGTTGGCAATACAAATATTATAAAAACAAAAACATTCGTAGCACAATATATTCAAGCATCAGATTATTTCCCTCTTATAATTGATAACAGTGCGACTTGTGAAAACGGCGCTGTTGTTGTAAAATCTGAATTGGTTTTATTTGAAGGTGAGGCTTATCCTTCGCCACCAATATATATAGACAATGATTATGTTTCTTTGGTAAAGCCTGGTAGTTATGTAATATTTGATAAAGGGTTTGAGATAAACGGCGATTTTGCATTGATAATAAAATTTAATTCACCAGTCCTTTATCCAGTAAATAAGTACGGCGATGCAGAAAAATCTATTATCGAAATGACTAAGAAAAATGAAGATAGTTATATCATAATAAATGTAGAAGAAGGAATCTCAGATACAAACAAAGTGCGTGCTGAGGTTTGTATAAAAGACGGCCCGTTCTACTATAGAGTATTAAGCGATTATATAAATAAAGCTGATGCTACCAAAGATTATAGAGTAGTGCTTAGAAAAATAGATAACTTATGCGATATATCTTTTGAGGTGGTGGATAAATGATAGCCTTATGTGGATATGATTTATATTTGGGTATAAATGCATTAAATCCAAATCCTACGGTTAAGAAAACGATTGATTCTGTAAAATTAAGGAACGCCATATTTGATTATATATACGGGACATATTCAACGAATATAAATCCAGACGAACCGTTAAAATGGGATTTTTCAACTATAATGTTTGCACAATTTATGAATACACTAAACGCTGGCAACTTAACTGAATCTCTTAGCAATATATCTGCCATTAAGGTTGTGCGGTCAGATATTGATACCGGAGATAAAATGATAGTATATGAAAAGACGATAAACAGTCCAACAATAGAAGAATTTGACTTTATATTTAAAGATTTTGCAGGCAAAAATGGTGGTAGATACGTATATAGCGTGATACCAATCTTAAAATCTGGTGTATCGTCATCTTCTGTGCAAACTGATCCAGTAACAGTGCAATTTAAGAATGTATTTCTATCTGATAACATATATTCTTATGAAATGGTAGCAGATGTAAAATATGGTAACGGAACTCAAAAAATCAATGTGGGGACGTTTGAGCCTATTGGTAGAAAATATCCAGTATATATTTCAAACGCTGATACAAATTATCAGGCTGGTTCCGTAAGCTCAAAAGTTATTGGCAACTATTTTGATCTTAAAGAATTTAATAAACAAGATATAACAAAGCAAAAAGATGAGATATTAAAATTCTTAACGAATAGAAAGCCAAAAATTTTAAAAGATACGAATGGGAATATGTGGCTAATAGCAATTACTGGCGCACCTTCCATAGAATATGATAATAACTACAATGCTGGTATTATGAACATATCTTTCAATTTTATGGAAATTGGCGATGCGACAAACGAAAAGGATATGATGGACTGCGGCATTGTTCCATTTACATTGTAAGCGATAAAACAAAAGGAGGTGGGTAATCAGATATGAATAGAGATGTTTATCTGCAATCCGTTAGAAACCAACACATAAAAATTGATATGTTAGAGCTAGATGATAAAACTGGGCAATTTTTTACGACAGAGGAAATAACTGGGAATGTGTTATCTGGAAGCATATCTATTAACGCAACATCTGATATTCGCAGAACGTGCGACATATCTTTAATTGTAACCGATGCGTCGTTCGATATAAGCCCTGGCAGTAAAATATATTTGGATAAATATATTAAGGTGCAATGTGGGATTGACAATTTTAAAACCGGTGAAACAGTGTGGGAGAATTACGGCATATACATGATAAATTCTCCAAAATGGGATTACAATGCAACTACGAATACTATCTCTTTTCAAGGGGTGGATTTGATGGCTGCTTTAACTGGTTTGAGAAATGGATATTTGCCAGGACTTCCGGTCACAATCCCTCAAGGCAGCTCTGTAAAAGAGGTTATGACTGCAATATTAAATGATTTTACTGGATTTAAAAGAAGCGTAATATCAGAATGTGTAAATGTCGATGGCTCAATTCAAGAAGTGCCCTATGATATAGAGATAGAGCAAGGAAGTACGGTATATAATATTTTAGATAAGCTTAGAAATATTTTACCAAATTATGAAATATTCTTTGACACTGACGGCGTATTTAGGTATCAAAAAATACCAACGGGGTCTAACGAACAGATTGTTTTAGCTGACGATTTGTTGAAGCACAATTTAATATCTGAGACGATAACTACTGATTTTTCTGATATTAAAAATGTTATTGTTGTGTATGGTGCAACAAAGGACGTGCAACATTTTTCCACAGAAACAACATTTACAAAGTTAAGCGGCAGTAATTATTTTACAGTAAAATTTCCATCTATAACGGAAATGCAAGACAACACATTATATGGATTTGACTTTAATAACACAGTTGCGGGATGGTGCTATTTTGCAATTCTAGGTAAGGACGATGTAAAAATAGGCGATTATGTATTAGTTGATGAGAACTATCAGCAAACTATGCTAAGCGACAAGCCATATACTGAGGTTGGCGAAGCGCATCCATATGTATTCAAATATGAATCGTCCCATCCAGACTGCGTAATTAGCCTTGGAAATTTACAATCCTATGCAATATCAGAGGACAAAAACAAATATAGCCCATTTTATGTATATGGTCCAGTTGGAAAAATAACGCAAGTTTTATGCGGAGGGGAATACGACAATATCATGTCTGATAATCTAGCGCAACAACGAGCCGATTATGAGTTATGGAAACATACTAGATTGAATGATTCTGTGCAATTTACTTGTATCCCATTACACTTCTTGGACGTTAATCAAGTGATAGAGCATAAGTCACTTGGTAAGGACGAAGTGAAAAAATATATTATAAAATCAATAAGTGTTGATTTATCAGAATCAGGGCAACAAACAATAAATGCTATAACATATTATCCATTATATCCAAATATTTAAATAGAGGTGATAAGAATTGGCTACAACGTTTCCAGATCAAATACAAGAGTTTGATGAAAAAATGAACATAGACCCAACCACGGACACTGTATATCTAAAAGCATATCAAGATGCTGTTTTAGCACAAGATATTGTTGCGATGCGTGCCGCTTTATCGCAAATTCCAATGATAGAAAAAAAGTTGATCACATCTGAAGATTTTAACGTATTGACTGACACTTGCTATGCATTGCAACGATTTTTTCTTGCAAAATATAGTCCAGCATATATCGTAAGTGAAACTCAACCCATCACTCAAGCGAAGGGCGATTTTTGGATTAAGATAGATAAGTAAGGCGGTGTGAACAATGGATTTTACTTATTTTAAAAGAGAGGACATTCACTATTCGCAAAAAATATTCTGGAAAGATTTTTACGATTTTTGTTTTAACGGAAATTATCAAGCCGCATTAAACTATTATCTTACAAACGCAGAAACAATAGCCAATGCGACATATAATGAAACAGTATATAATACGTCAGCAGAAAATTTGACATATTTACAGAATCTAAAAGATGATACTTTCAAGAGCGATAAAATAAAGGTATCAAAAACTCCGCCAGCACAAATGACGAAGGGACAGATTTATTTTAAAGAGGAGGAATAATAATTGGGAACCAGTAAAAATGTAACGTGGCAAGAATATAACGGGACGGATTATGATGTTCTATTGCCACAACCATCTGTTGCTACCGCTGATAGAGTTGGCGGTATTATTGCTGACCCGGCTGAGGTGCAACCTCAATTTGAATCGCAGTTTGAATGCAAGATTAGTCAAAGAACAAAAAAACTGCTTATGCCGACATCCATCAACCCCAACACAATAGGCGCACCTGTTCCAATTACAAAAGGTGGTACAGACGCAACTACGGCGAATGATGCAAAAATAAATCTTGGTATAAAAGATTATATTACAAGTATTAAGGCTATTGGCAATGCAAGAGTAATAAATTATAAAAATAATATTCAAGAAATTTTCGAACAGTCATTTAATAATTCGCAAATGTCATTGTCACAATCTGTTGATAATGGAAAATGGTATACCTCTGAAAAAATATTAAGATATGCATCAACTGTTAATGTTGGTAATATGAGCACCTGGAGATATTGGAAATTAGAAATTGTTCCAGTGATGAATGATGCAGGACAATTGCCAATGTTTACAGTTTTACAAGCTGGATATGATGAAGATTCAGATAAAATTCCATTTAGACTATTTTCGAGTACCAGCCAGATTTTTAATCCTGGAACACTACAAATCAATCTACATATATTTAAAGCGCCATAAAAAGATGAGGGAGTGATAAAAATGCAAAAAACATACAACTTTGAATTTTACAACAACAAGCCATCCGGTGGCAACTTCAATCTATATGGTGATTTTTGCACATCAAAATAAAGAATAAAAATCTAAACGAATATAATTAAATAAATGAAAGGAGTTGGTAGAGGTGAATATAACATTAACTGGCACTAAAGTATCTCTTGATACACATACGCTTGCATTTGCATAGTATTGACCCTAGCAATGTATATGACCCAGTTCCTAGCGAATTTTATCAAATTGAAGATAATATTATCGAGATAAATAACCATCCTCCTTATCCTGATATTAGCGGATTCTGGATGATATGGAATCCAACTACGCACAAATATGAGCTTAGTGCAATTCCGGTTCCTACTGAAGCTGGTGGAGACAAGACATATATTCATAAACAGGTTATTGCTTCTAACACATGGGAGATCACACATAATCTATACAAGTACCCATCTGTGTCTGTTGTAGATACAGGTGGCAATGTTGTGATTGGTGACGTGGAATATACCAGTTTGAATACATTAGTAATAAAATTTACCGCGCCTTTCAGCGGAACGGCATATCTTAACTGATATAAATAAGGAGGACGATATTTTATGCAGTTTTTAACTAATCTAAATCTTTTATCTAATGAACTACAAAACGCGGTCATTCAAGTATTGGCAACTGACCCAGTCGCTGACCAAGATGCGGCAACCAAGGCATATGTGGATGAGCATAGTTTACTTGGTGATGATGGTAAGATTGACAGCGATCTCAACATGAATGAGCATGGTATTGTCAACGCTCATAGAATCAGCACAGACGGACCAGCTCCATTATATATTGGCTCGACTATTGAGCCAACCGGTACAAATGCGCCTAGATTAACTGGATCGAATGATGGTACAGCGGCATTTGTTAAGGCTGATACACAGGCTACCTATGTGCCTGTCAGTGTAGGTGCGCCAACATTAGTGAATCATGCTACTACTAAAGAATATGTAGATGGCAAGACAGGCGCAATCCAAGCTAGTGCAATCCTTAAGTCTGGCGGCACTATGGTAGGCAAGCTCAAGCTAACGGCTGAAGCAACTGAAGATAATGACGCAGTTGATAAGGCATATGTTGATGCTATTCTACCAGCATTTACAGCTGCTGATAATGACAAGGTTCTAGGCATTGTAAATGGTGCATTAGCATGGGTAGCTAAAGCATAATTATAGAGAGGGATGATTGAATATGGCTAATTGGTGCGGAGGAATCCGACTAGATAAGAATACACTCAAGATTATTAACGGTGTGATTTGTGATGCAAATGCAACAACTGTTGATAGAAGTAAAGCAGTATCTACTTGCGGTCAGCTCTGGGATGGCGCATTATTTACCGTGGCTAAAATTGGTGGCGCTGGTTATATCACTTTGCGCAGTTCTGAAGGTGAAGAAATTGGTGCGCCTATTATGGGTCGTGGCAATTGCGGTGTTGGTCTTGATGGACGTTTTTTCAAAGTAGTTAAGGGTGCTGTTACTCTACAAGAGGGCTTCCTACTTACTGTTGATGTAACGCCAAAGGACGCGCTTATCACTGTGACTGATGCTGAGGGTACGGAGGTTGACCCAGTTAGTGGTAATGCTAAGCAATTTCTACTAAGCGGCATTGGTGATACATATACTGTCACAGCTACTAAGACGGGATATACTACTGAAGCTAAACAGATCAAAAATACAGGCGACCAGACGTTCAAGATTGTAATGAAAGCAACTGCGTGATAAAATTATAATGAGGTGTTATTATGTCTAATAAATCTAATAAAGTAAAAGTACCTGGTGGTGCATTTTATGCTGGCGATGGACTAACTGTTGATCCTATCACTAGAACTGTTAGTGCTGGTGGGGGGCGGAGATAGCGGAGTAACAACATTACATATTTATGTATCAGCTATCGACAAAGAGACCTTCACGGCTACATTCACAGCAGACAAAACTCCAGAAGACATATTTGAGACAAAAACCCCAACATGGTGTGTGGTTACGTTTGCTCCCGATGTATTTGTAGAGAATGAGCTTACCTTTTGTGTTCCGCCTGCTTTTAATGGAACTGATATAGCTTTTGGATATATATATGATATTAAAAATGGAAAAAATAAATGGTTTGTATGTCAAGACGGTCGAGTACGGTGGAAACTCGACATTACAGCTCTTACTATTGATAATGAATAATAAAGAAATATTTTTTAAATATAAGATAATGTCGTTTGGATGTGCTATCTAAGCACCGGAAGATACTATAGATTAGAAATAAAGTACGATTATTAAAAAATGGGGAACATTGGATAGATTATTATGTCTACCATGTTCCCCATTTTTTTACTCGTTATCGTTTATAGCCGCAAAATATCCTTCGTCATAATTTTCTAACGCCATATATAGTAGATTCATAAACGCCTCACACATTGCTTTAGAACTTCCAGAAAAGACGCTAATTGCTTCATCTGGTTCTTCTGGATAATATAGCTCTACACGGTATCTGCTACCATTGATACATAGTCGTGGTAGAATCATGGTTAAACCCCTGTAGAACCAAACCCTGAAGTCCCACGTTCTGTTTCATCTAGCTTATCAACCTCCTCAAATTCTGCTTGATAATATGGACGAACAGCCATTTGAGCAATACGGTCGCCATTGTTGATAGATAGATAATTATCTGTTGTATTGAGCATAATGACAATGACCTCACCAGTATAATCTTCGTCTAGGATGCCTCCAACACAAATAAGTCCTTTACTAGCTAATCCAGACCGTTGCAGTAGTTGTAGCATATAGCCACTTTCTGGTTGAAATGCCCAGCCAGTAGGGATTTTTACTGTTTCATGTGGGGCGATATATAGTCGTTGGAAACAATCTGTATTGACTTTCATATGCTTATAGTCAGCATATGGATTGAGTTCACAGTATTTATTTACACGCAAATCACAATAAATATCCGCACATGCTGCTTGATCTGTACTATATATTGGCATAGTGGCTGTTGTAGAGATGCGCTTTGCCTTTAATTTAATCTTCATTTGACTTGCCTTTCTTAATAATCTCTTTTAATTCATCCTTAGTCGGATATGCGCCGCATCCGTGTTTACCTTCAGGACAATATAGCATCTTTTGGCAATTAGGTACAAGTGCGTCTTTAAGTTCGGGTAGAATTTCAAGTGTAGCATGACGAATTAACTGTGCTAATACTCTATGCGTATCTTCTGTTCTTGCGCAAAGCCGCACATTGCAAAAATGAATTAGTCCCTCAATATCCATGCCAATAACAAAGCTGGCGTGTGTAGCCATGGGCAACACATGTCTTGCTTGCTCGTTGGCTCTTTCTTGATTGTTGGTCTTGTTTTTTACATATTCCTGAATATGTAAATATAGATCAATGGTGTCATCCATATGCTTGATATATCGTTTTAATAGACAATCATTGTCTTTAATTTCTGTTGGAATTTCATATGCAAAACTATGTTTACTAACATAACGGAAAGATTGCACGTTTTTCATGACACCATCTTCATGCCGCACGGCTTGGTCGATGGTAAATCGAGGACAATCATCTACTTGGAATAGAATGTATTGACTGCGGCTACCAGAAAAATGTCCGGTAGCCATGCAGTGTTTACCAATCACCTCTGGCGTATTGGTCTTAGTATCATAACACACCTTAGATGCTATTCCCCACCAGTAGAATAATTTTTTAGCTTCATCTGGATTCAGAATGGTTACTCTCAATTAGCAATCCTCCTTATCACATTCAGCCATCACATCATCTGTAATATCATGGCATTCAATATCTACAATATATAGCTTGTCATCATCATAATGATTGGGTGAATATGTGACCATATCTACTTCTACACAGGTATCATCATCAATCCATACGCGTTCACCAATTCTGGGGATAATCATAAGCGCGACATCAGTATATGTCCATGTATGTCCTTCACAACTTTCATTACCATCTACAAAATATCTTAGTAGAAATTCCATTCATTCAGTCCTCCCAATTGTATAATTTACAAAAATATGACACGGCATCCTTTTCAATGTATCTTTGCTTTACGACATAAACATCTTGCATTTCAATGGGAACGTCTAGCGGCAACGATACCATATCTCCAATATTTGGATATGCGATAAAATCTTCTTCTGAACACGAGCATATTAGTTGTTCGTTCCCTAACATATCATCGTAAAATCTAATCGTTCCCATAATCATTCTCCGGTGTCGTTCCCAAAGTCTATATCACAATCATGGCAAGCATATCCAACACAATCAAATACAACATCGCCATATCTCTCTTTGTAGTGATATGAATCTAACTTTTTGCCGCACTTCCTACAGCAGTATCTACGGTCAAGCTCTCGATCTAGGATGTAAACATCGTCCAATGGAAAATATCTTTTCATATATGCAAGACATCTACCCAATGTTTCTTCATCGCCAAATTTGTTATAATACGATGTTAAGGCATCAATAATTTCATAAATCATATTATACAAATCTCAGCCCCTTTCTTTTCATCAAGTAGCAATATCTGCCGCAGTCAATTAGATAAATCGTTTCGCCAGACTTGTTTTTATGCCATTCAATAACTTTCCCGTATTGACAATGACGGGGCTTATTGTTCCAGTGGAACTTAGATGCGTAATAAATGTCGATGTTGTTATCTTCAAACCAGTCTAGATCACCCTGCCACCAGAAGTTTTCTTCGACAATGATTGCGTTTCTTTTGTTCATTTGTTAGCACCCTCCCTATCTAAACAACATATTCTGCCATTGTTCTGACACAATTTCGATGTACTCTTTAACCGCATCGTTTACATCCACCATATTATTGTATTTTTCTATAAGATTGTTGTTAGACCATCTATAAACCCATTTGTACTTATTGGACATGAATACAATCGAGTTATTGTAGATTGTTATGTTTCCATTCAGTTTTTGTTGAACAGAGTCTAAGAATATCTTCAGGTATTTTCTATATTCCATATCGTTCACCCGGCATATAAAGATTTATACTTACGAATATGTTTTACTAATTTTTTGATATCTCGCTTTGTCGTTGTATTAGAGAATGAGACTCGAATCACGTTTGACGCATATTCTAATGGAATGTTACAAGCGGCTAGCACTCTGTAGTCTTTGTCGTCTGCACACGCGCTATGGCCTACAGACACATAGATTTTTTTCGACGCCAAGTAGGATTGTAAAGAATCTGCGCTGATATCAAACAGCAAGATAGAATTGATGGCGTTTGTTTTCTTATGCTGAGAATCTACAACATATGAGGTTAATGAATTTTTATAAAGCTGCTTTTGCAAAAACCTGGACAAATCATCAAAATGCAACTCGTTTAAGTTGTCTATTGCTTTACTCAACGCATTTGTTAATTGCTCAATTCCGTTTAAATCTTTTGTTCCACCCAAAGAAAATTCATATAGGCACTTGCTTAAAGCGTTAGACAACCAAACAAATCCAATTCCAGGATTAGCCCCAAATTTATGTCCAGATGCGAACATCATATCACAACAACTTGAAATATCCTCTGGAATTTTATTGTGTCCAATGGCAGCTGTAAGATCGCAACAACAAAACGCGCCATATTCTTTACAAATATTTCCGATGGCTTCTACATCGTATATGCGTCCTGTAATGTTGTTTGTTAGCATCTGATAAACAAAGATTTTATCATACCAACTTTTTTCTTCCAATTTATCTAACTGAACACATAAATCTGATTCATTGTTAAATGTTGAATGAGACACGTTTACAATGGATTCGTGTTCAAAGCAACTAGCCAAATTTGTGTATCGCAAGAAGCGCATTCTATAGTTTAGTTGTTCCAACAACGTGGAAACATCATGACAAAATAAAAATTTTCCATCATGCAAATTCAATTTGTTGCGGATCGTATTTTCAAAATCTTGTAATGCTACTGACTCGTTTTTAGCATATTGTTGATTTGCATTCAGCATCCACTTGTTTTTTCTTTTAATTTCAGGACAGGTAGAAGCGTAATCCAAATATACCATTTCTTCACCCTCTTTCTTTTAGCCAATTACTTTATAATATTTTTTATCAAACACTCTACATGTCAACCCATAAAATTCTTTAGGGAACAGCACCTTGTACACAGGAAATCCGTCACTAATTTTTGTGATATATCCGACTACGCCCGAAGTAGATTCAATGTATCTTCCTTTTCTAAACATCCTTGACAACCTCCGTTGATTTATTGTATCTATATAGTATCATATAAAACAGAGGTTGTCAAGGATTATTTTTTTTATTTACTCACATTTTGTCCAAGCGCAGTTGGGACACGAAACACAACCTCCAATATGCACTAGCGGTTCGCCGCATTCCGGGCATAACTGCTGTTGCATATTTACCTTGCTAATTGGTTCAACAGGGATTTTCTTAACCGGCTTTTCTTCATTGTCTTTACTATCATCATCCAGTTCTGATTGCATCTCATTATACATATCTACAAGAGCATTACCAATAGCCATTGGACAACAAGAACCCTTGCTAGTATCGTGGTAAGTTGCCTTACGAGTAGCATAAGATGGGCATACGCCAGTTGAATCAAGCTGATCTTTAATGGTCATAATATCTACACCAGCGCGGCATAGTAGGCTGACCGTTCGGCTTAACCCAATCATAAAATTCTGACACCCGCCATCCGAGCCTTTGTTAAAATATACCTCTTGTAGATTGCCATCAATAGGGTCAAAAAAGGCTAGAACATGAAGTGATCCGCACCCTGTTTGGATTTTGCGCTTTTTGCCAATCAGGTCATTGCTTGGTTCAATGATTGAGCCGCGAGGTAGAGTAAGAGATGTGGATTCTGGCTTAGATTCGGCATCTTTCTTATTCTCAGTAAGCAAAATACCCTGACGGATTGCATTTGGTCTAAAGATTGTACAACCCTTGATACCCTTCTTCCAACACTGAATATAAATATCCTTAACTTCATCAAATGATGCTTCGGTAGGTACATTGATGGTCTTGCTGACACTCATATCTGTATATTTACTAATAATAGCAAGCATAGCTACATGGTCATCAACAGACATATTAAGCGCAGTTGGAAAAATATCATGCTCGTCAAAATCAAGTTGTTCACCCTTATCCTTTAGCTTATGATAAAGATAATAGGCATAGTCCATCATCTTGACGATTTTTACGTCCTTATCGTCCTGTCCACCAATTTTTACCTTGCGGTCATAGCTAAGAGAGAAAATTGGCTCGATACCACTTGAGCAGTTATTACCAAATACCATAGAGATTGTGCCGCATGGTGCAACCGCCTGAATCTTAGCATTACGAATACCATATTCAGACATTGCGGCAATTACATCATGTTCTAGCACAGATTCGACATATGCGCCATCTACGTGCTTGTCTAACTCACATAGAGGGAAACACCCTTTTTCTTTAGCAAGCTGAACAGACGCATAATATTCCGCATTGGTAATCATTTTCATTAAAGATTCAACATAATCTCTTGCTTCTTGGCTATCATACTTCATACCAAGCATAGCAAGCATATCTGCCAAACCGGTAATACCAATACCAATAGTGCGCATACCCTTTTGATAATTTTCATAAATCTTATCAGGGAATTTGTTGACATCAATAATATCATCTAGCATACGGACTGCAACAGAGATTGTATTTCTTAGAGCATCAGTATCAAGATGTGCTTGCTTAGTAAATGGATTCTTTATAAAATTGTGTAGGAACAATGAGCCAAGATTACAAGCGCCGCCATATTGAGATGGGTCTGTTGTATTGATTGTTCCTGCTAGATATTCAGCGCCTCACACAATGCGTATCAAATACAGTTCACATCGTGCGCTAGACTATCGCATCCCCTTGGGGTCTCCTCGCTTAGTCGTTCAGGCTGGCATTACCCTTGCCCCCTGTAGCTGTGTATTCAGCGTCCAAGTTAATCAGAGGAGATTTTACATCCGCACGTTTATATGGCTAACGGATTACTACAAACAATTCTTTCTACATACCATGCAGGATTGCGGTTGTTGGCATTATCCTCATAGAATACGCCCGGCTCACCATTGTCATATGCCATCTGCATGATTTCATTCCAAATATCACGAGCTGGTACTAGCTTGGTAAATTGCTTATCCCATTTATCTGGTGGTAGCTTATTACCCTTCTCGTCATAGATGGGCCAATGCAACCGAATTTGACCATTAGAAATAACACTTCGCATAAAAGCATCATCTACAACAACAGACAGATTGAAATGATTGAGGCGTCCTTCTGTAGCTGACTTGGCATGGATAAATTCAAGAATATCAGGATGATATACACTGAGCATACCCATGTTTGCGCCGCGCCGTGAGCCTTGCTGCACTGTAGCTGTCTGAGCATTGAATACATCCATGAAGCTAACCGGTCCAGATGCAATAGCGTCATTACGGGTTCTATATCCATTAGGAGCTAGATTGCTGAAAGCATATCCAATGCCGCCACCAGCTTTATGTGTCATAGCACCGAGTTTAACAGCATCAAAAATTTGCTCCATACTGTTACCAACAATGGGCGCGACAAAGCAGTTATTGAGCGTTAACTTTTCGCCAATACCAGCGTTGCTCATGGTGCGTCCAGCTGGGAAGAAATAGCCCGATGCCATAATATTGTAGAATTTATCTGCCCATGTGCTTGAATTATTATCTTCAGCCGTAGCAATAAAATCAGCTACACGCCATAGCTGGTCATCATATGACTCGCCGTTCTTTTGGTATCTATCTTTCCAAATAGATTTATATACCTCATTTACAAACAATAAATCGTCCTCCTTTATTCAAAGTCATTCATATTAAAGCAATATGCCGTATCATCAATTAGCATATCACAATAAATCTTGCGGCAATCCTTATATAGCTCAATTCGCGCTGGGTCATTTTCATTAAAATAATCCCAGCGGATATTATGCTCATTTAGCCATTCTTTAGCTACTTCCGCAGATTCTCCTTCACGACAAGTAGTGATGATAATGACAATATCCATCTCTTGTACAGAGCGGATAAATTCTGCAATCGGTGTTTCTAGTCCACACAGCGGATATGAACTATAGCATAGCGTATGGTCAAAATCCACTGCTAATACAAATTTAGTAGGTGGAGATTGTGCATAATAAGCGTTAATAATCTTCTTAAATTCGGTTCGATTCATTTTTAATCATATTACCTCCTTGTTATATATATTATCACGATTCTGCTGATTTGTCAAGTAGCATTTCACATAATTCAGTATTTCTTTCCTTTTCCTCTTGTACTCTCAATCCCTCTTGAATAGCTACCTCATCTCCAATCAATATTAGCCGCTCTTGTGCGCGTGATACGGCTGTATAGCACAAATTGCGACTTAGCATCCTTACATGGCTTCTATCAATTACCACAATTACGGCTTTAGCTTGACAACCCTGTGATGAATGCGTAGAAATTGCATATGCTAATAGTGTATTCTTGATATGAGACTTATCAACTATACAATTACCGCAATCATATCGCACAATCATATATGGCTCTTTTTCATCTGGTACAATTTCCATTACTGTGCCAATATCGCCATTTGCTACAAAAGCCGTATCATCATCAGCAAGCGGCATAGCATATTCATTCTTTTTATTGATGACCTTATCGCCAACTTTGAAATAGATAAGTACATTATTAACTGTATGCCCAACCGTGCTTAATTCATTTGGATTGAATTTGGATTGAATTGCCGCATTGATAGCTAATGAGCCAACATCGCCCTTATTGAATGGAGATAGAATCAGCACATCATCTTTACTATATCCATCTGCTAATAGCCGCGCATATTCTTGTTCAATTTGCTTGATTACTAATGTATCAGTTTTAATAAACTTATAATCTGTGAAAGTATCTGTCAGATGGTCATTTACTCCATTTCGTACATCAGTAGCTATGGTGATAATGCCAGATGTGTTATATCTGAATACTTTAGTCAAGTTGCATACAGGCACTATGTCACTATCAAGCATATCCTCAACAATATTACCACAAGCAATAGATGCAAGCTGAGATGGGTCAGCTATGAAAATGATTTTGGTATTATCTGCTACCTTATCAAATAGCATTGATAGCAAATGGACGCTAACCATACCCATTTCATCAATTAGCACATAATCGCCCAGATTGCCCTCACGAATCAAGAACATATGAATAGTGCTTGCTTCGCGCCCTGTTGCTTCTCTTAGGTGTTTGCTAGCTATCCCTGTCGGGGATAAGAGGGTATAACTATAATCGTTAGCTTCTAACATTTCAATGATTGCCTTGGTCGTAGCCGATTTCCCCGATCCGGCGCTTCCCGTCAGCATCATCACATCCTGATTACAAGCCATCTCAAGAATCTGCGACTGTTCATCAGTCAGCTCTAAGCCGTCTACACTTGTAAACTTCTGCCAATCCATAGGATAATAATGTGGATTGGCTATTTTTTTCTTGATAACATCAGCAATATGTTGTTCAGCACTATATGTGGCTTGTAGGGCTGTATTCTGACTAGGCGGGTCATAGTGTACTTGCACCGATTTCGTCACAACATTGAGGAGGTGGTGAACGCACTGAGGTGCTTTCTGTTTGACCATATCAAATAGCTGTTTGGCTTGCATTCTTGTATTACCATCCAGCTCATTATGCTTCAGAGCATAGATAGTAGCCGCCTCACATCGTTCATAGCTATCTAGCCATTTTGCCGTTTTCTTGGTTATTGCTCTATCAGCTCTATCAAACGACCATTCAAGCAAGTTGATCATAACAGCATATGGATTAGCGCTTATGTCCTTGCTAAATTCATATACATTTTTATATGTCGCGGCGATTTTGTTTATATCCTCATCATGCTCAATACCCCAAACATATGTCTCGCCCATAAATTTAACACGCTTGTTGATCGTCTTGATTTTTGCAATATATCTTGGCAATAGCACCTTGCCTACGCCTTTAATTTTTTTGTAGTCTAGCTTGTCGGCTTCACCATTCAGCACCATACTGACAAAATGAGGATATGCGGCATGGCATGATTCAGCTTGCCCATTAGTCATTAAGCTGCGTAGCGTCTGCAACTCTGCTTTTTCTGTCAAGTTGAATTTACCATCTTTAGCCACAAATCCAGCAAAGCCAATGAATTTATAACTATATTTATACTTGTCGTCCTCACATGGCTCGATGATACAATCAATAGACTGCCCCATTTTCAAGTCGGCAATCCCAGTTCCTTTTAAGCTGATTGTGCCATATTGAGGATGACGTTCTATTGAGTCATCCTTAGTGCGACATGATATAATTGAGAAATTGGATTCAGGATTATTGAATATCATGCGCATTGGGGTTAATTTTACTGTTTGCATGGAATACACCTATACAATTTTTCTGTTTTATCGGTACGACTTGATTTATCCAGTGTGCACTTCAACTTGCCTTCCCAGATACATTCAAATCCATCATCTGGCATCCAGTATTCGCTTACCAACACGATATTAGTCTTAGACATTTTTTTACACCAAGCATAGAATTTATCATAGTCAAAATCGCTTGTTGCATATTTTGTTGTATCGCGGTATGGAGGGTCACAATAAATGACCATATGATCCACATCCAATTTCCAGAAATCGCCACATACAAAAAATATTCCTTTTAACTTGGGGGCTTGTTTCTTGATATTTCTGATAGCCTCGTTAGTAATATCTCTTGGCGTTACGCCATCTGCTTTGAAGCCCCTTGGATAACCACCGAACCATTTTGCGCCGAACGTACAGAATCCTACAAGCCCTACATACCAATCTGGATAATTGGATGGATTGGTTCTTACAGCATTATATTCTTCCTCTGTGATGGTATCAGGCAAATCATCTGTTGTCTCTGATACATGATTTAGTAATGCAATCAGATATTTATGAACATCGTTTCCAATCTTACATGGGCATTTGATTTTATCAATCATATTAGCACCGCCAACAAACGGCTCTAAATAACCACGGCAATTAGGCATATTATCAATATATGATTGGATAATAGGTGCAATTTGCTTACTTAGGCGGTTCTTACTTCCAACGTATTTCATTTATCATCCTCATCAATCAGCAGTTGTTCCCATTCATCAATAATCATCCTCATCAATTCAGTTGCTCCCCAAGCTGACTCCCATTCTTTGTCATATACATAATGGATTCGTTCTAAATTGATGAATGTAATCCATCTATATTTGCTTGCTACCACCTTAAATTCATTATCGACGATGCTTACATTTGCTTTCAGTAAACTATTACAGATATGACATACAGAATTAAGCCATGCTTTATAGGTTAATACGTCTTGCATATGATTATACCTCTTGCCATTCTCCATCTGGACGTTCAATACAGATAAGCAATTTAATTGCTCCGGATTCGTTTACAATAGTTGGCATAATAGCATATACCCAATACTCACCAAACGCAAGGGAAATGTCTTTTGCATGCATGGTTTCTGTAAAAATACAGTCATTTAATTGCAAACCCATTCTTTTATAGACGTGTACTTCTACCTTAACGTGTGTCATGTCTCCAAGCAAGTTATGGAGCTTCTTCACCTGGATATAAGTTCTTTTCATAATTAAAACAACCTCCTGTTCTTTGATAAATCAAGTATATCATAGTAACAAGAGGTTGTCAAGCAATATTTTAATTATTTTTTAATCATTTTCTTTAATTCTGCAAATAGCTCTCTACCACAAATAGGACAAGTAGAATTTATGTCAACTACATATTTTTCATCTACCATTAGACCGCAATTTGGGCATTTAATAGGTGCATATTTTAGGGGACGCTCAGCCCGTTTGCGACGATTTCTTTCTGCTCTGCTCAATTAAAATATTCACTCCAATCAATTTCATTTTCTTTTGGTTTATCAACAATCTCATATCGCTCAATAATGGCTTGTGGCTTAATCTGTCCATTATATTCATTCAATCCAAGCGATACCACTACCTCTATGGATTTACCCCGAGCTGATTCAAATCGACTTGCTTCTTCATTACTAACAAAGAATTTGATGAACTCAATGTCGTCCTGAACCAACTTGACAGTAGTTGAGCGATTACGATATACATAAATCTGCGGCGTTGTTAAAGTACAATGGAATAACGGCTTGTTTACATCTTTGCCCCATAGGATATTATTTTCTACACACACATTTGCAAGATTGCGTGTGATATTATTGGGTTTGATCTGAGCCGCCACTTCAATATCTGGCTCTACATCCAAATCAAGTCCATCTAAGAATCGCGCAAATCGCTTAAGATTGGACTTCTTCACGCTGATACCAGCAGCCGCGCTATGCCCTTGACATTTGGCCAATCCTGATTTATTAATAGTCTCAAGCAAATCAATAGGACTGCGCATCGAGCCAGACCATGTTGTGCTGTTTAGCTCTCTCAGTAGGAACGTGGGCTTGTTGTATTTACCACAAAATTTATTGGCTACAAGCCCTAAATAAGATTTATTCTCAGGTTCGCCAAAGCCGATAATGACCTTATGAGATGTATCAAGCCCATCTGATAGTTTATCTACGACCTTCTTGACTTGATAGTCCTGCTTAGACTTGACGGCTTTCATAGCCTTTACAGCGGCTTCTGGCTCAATCTTGCCAATCAGCGCATCAAAGAATAGTCGCTTAGTAGACTGGTCATCACTACGAGCCAGTGCATTGGCAAGGGGCGCAATGCCAAATGCCACACCCTCTGGATTAACGCCACGATTACAACAATGCTCTAAGCAATATTTGATGAATGGATTAGTTGGATTAGTCAAGCCGTCATATATATATTTGCGATTCTCAGGCGAACGTAAGCTGCAAATATCAGAGATTAAGCTAACAGCTACTAAATCCTTGAAAGATTGAGTCGAGCCAAGCGCACAAGCAAATTTTTCTACAACACCTGTACCACTAATGTCTTTATTGATATTCGGCGCATTGTCGGCTCGATACGGGTTGACTACAACGGCGTGTTGATTCTTTCGCTCAATGATATGGTGGTCAAGAACAAGACAAGTGCATTTATGCTGTTCCAGCTCTAAACAAGCGTCATTTTCATTAGAGCTTGAATCAGGCAAGATAAGAAAATCAATATGCGCATCAATAATATCTTGCATCAGGTCTTGTATACCATGCTGCTTTCCAGAATGGAATAGTACTACTGGTTCTTTCTTTCCAAATTCTTTACATAGCAAATATGCGATTGCCGCTGATAAGTTGCCATCTCCGTCAGAATCGGCAACGATGCCAATTTGAATATCGTCATTAGCATACTTGAACATATCAACAGCCACATCCATATTCTTGTACATATCAGGCGATTGATATTCAATCTTATCTGGATTTAGATATGAGTCAATATCATCTATACCACAAGCGGATAAATATGATTGAATGAATGTATTCTCGTCTATATTATTTAATAGTGGTGATATTTTCAATACGTCCTAATGTCTCCTTTGTTATTTTAGTCATTTCTATATGTGACACGTCAATATTTTCATTAAAATACGGTGAACATTCTTTGTAAAACAACTTGTGAGCATATTTATATAGTGCATCCGCATCTGCTTTATTCACATATCCTCCTAAATAATAATGAACTTCACAATATGTGATTTGAGCAATATATTTTTGCCACTTTTTATTAAAAGTTATTGGGTTTCTTATTCTATTTGCTATATTTTCTCGTCTTGTTACAAGTCTTAAATTGATGGAAGTATTATTATCTACATTTCTATCCTTATGATCTATATCTTTCGATTTGTCTATAGCATCATTGTAAACATGCTCATATATAAAAGCGTGTAGTAAATAAAATTTTTTGTCACTTTTTATTTGAGTAGTCCAATATCCGTTCTTGCCCTTTTTCCAATAAAAATCTTTTACAAATGGTATAACTGACGTATCTATGATTGCATAATGTTGTCGAGATTTATCAAATAGATATGTTACATCTCCGTGTTCTTCATAATAATTTTTACAATATCTTTTATTTTTGTTCTCTATAGAAGTTTCCCTTGCACGCTCTAACATTAAACAACCACAAGATTTCGTATGACCACATCTAAGCGTATCAGACCTTATTATCTTGATGTTTCCGCAATCGCACTGACATTTCCAGAGTGCAACATTCTTTCTATTACTGCCACATCTTTCCAATACAATCAATCTACCGAATCTTTGTCCGGTTAAGTCTATGGATTTACTCATTTTTTATAACTATTCCCTTAAAAATGTGGCTTCATTAAGGGAATTAAGTAGTGGATGAATCTTAATATAAAATCAACCTCCTTATTGTTGATATAGCAATTATATCATAAAGGAGGTTGATTTGTCAAGTATTAAATTATCAAATTTCTTCAACTAGCACATATTCATCATCCCAAGTACTGATATAATACAGACCACCATGGTCAAGCTCAAGAAAATCAGTTTCGTTTTCTGTAAGCATCCTGACGTCCTCTGCGTCTCGATTGAGAAATTCTACCATAGAATCAATATCATCAATTCGAGCATTCTTGAACGATTCAACATCCTTATATTCATCTCTGAGATGAGGATCGTCCTTAAACAACATAAAAGCCTCCTCTACTTCCATGACATTGAGCGTGATTTTCTTCATATTATAATCCTCCAAATATATATTAGCCGGTTGGCTTAAATATAGAATAGCACAAAAACATTGATTTGTCAAGTATTATTTTTTACCTAAAAATTGTGCCATCCCAAGGCTTATATTCATAGCCGCAACGAGGACAATAATTAGCCTCAACTAGCTCATAGTGATAACCACATCTAGCACAAACACTATACCATGAGCCATTTGTATTATATCTGTGTTTCCATTTTAGCCTTGTTTCATATAGTGGCTTATATTTACCATATTTTCTCTGCATTGCTCAGTACATTCAAATGGCTCTTTAGTAGCCCAACATTCTATCCTAACTACAGTGCGCTCTTTGCCATCCACATATCGTTGATACCGGCATTCATGTGCATATTTACATTCGCTTTTCATAACATTATCTCTATTTCATAAATGCCATCCAATGTGTTTTCTGCAATTTACCAGATTTATGTCCGTACATTGGCTCGTATCCAATAACTCGAATTATTTTTGATACAGGAATGTCCGTTTCGTTCCATTTGAAAATTAGCGTTCCATTTGGCTTTAAGACCCTCATACATTCAGAGAATCCCTCGTGTAGCGTCTTTTCCCAATCTTCTTTAAGTACACCATATTTCTTTGCCATCCATGAATTTTCTCCAAGTGTAATCATGTGTGGAGGGTCAAATACAACGTGCCAAAAAGTATTATCATCAAATGGTAAATTAGTAAAATCAGTAATAATGTCTGGTTTGATAATTAGTTTGCGCCCATCACATAGATTAGCATTTAACTCTCTACAATCACAAAATTCAACATCTGGATTATTTTTATCAAACCAGAACATCTTACTTCCGCAACATGGGTCTAATACCCTTTTTTTTGTTCTCATACTCTTACCCTACTTTCCCATAATTTCATAGCTTGCTCATATGGTAGATCCATCATATTGCATTTATACATATCGTAGCCTTGATTATTATAGATTATGTTGACTGAAAAATACGGCTTTAGCTTAGCCGCTAATTTCTTCATCTTAACAACAAAGAACTTAAATTCATCATCACCTACTTGGTGATAATCGCTATCAAATGCTATGACCACATCATTTACGCCTAACTCTAGTAATAGCTGAATATGTTGCTTGCTTATATTAGAGCCAAAGACGGCTAGAGAATTATCTATACCGTATTGAGGTGACTTGAGTACGCTTTTTTCTGATTCAAATAGCACTACTTGGCGCGACTTTTCAATAGCGGTTTTATTCTGGTCATAGCCATATAGACAAGCAGATGATGGGAATTTTAATACTGTACCATCTAATGTACATATTGGTCTATATTTGCCCTTAGCTATATCTTGTTCTCTTGTATATCGCCCCCTTACGCCTACTAATTGCCCATTAAACACGACAGGTATGGATATACACGCCTGACGCGCATACCATCCTATACCAAATTTATCAAGTGTATCTGCTGAAATGCCGTAATCCAGCCATTCTTGCGGATATAAATGGTCAAATAGAGATAATATGGACTTGTCATATGTCAAGAGCTTATCTGTCTCTGGCTCGGCATTAGGTAAAAAGCGGCGTAATTCAACCCAATTATCAATCTGTTCATTTTGCTCTATTTGCCCTACTTGTAGATGCAGGACAGAACATATATATGAGACAGCTTGATTGAAGTCAAGATGTTTGACGTGCTGAACTAAACCAATAGCATCCGTATGCAATCCGCATACCCAACAATGGAATACTTGCCGCTCTTGGTTAAACCATAATTTGGGGCGGTGATTTATAGCATCTGCCCCATGGTGACATATACTTGGAAATATTAGATTATTGCTATCAGCCTTCATCAATGGCGCACCCATAGCATCCATTAGCTCTATGATACGGTCGTCGGTTAATTGGGATTTAAGAGATGTAATGTCAATCATTTTGCATATATCAACCTTGTTCTTTGAAGCTGTATTGGATTGTCGAACTTGCTCGTTACAAAACAATCCTTTGTTCGTCCAGTATTCAAATCAAGATGAAAATATATTTTAATACCCTGTTCAACTTGAGAGAACCGCATTTTATAGATATGCAGTACGCGATTTGGTTTTGTTTTATCAGGATATTTTTCCATCATCATATCAGCTATTTCTTGCTCTTTACGGCGCAACGGCATAATTACGCCAGCTACATCAGCCTTGTTCTGAATTGCTCTTGAACCAGCTGCAACACCGCTATCCATAATTTCCTGTGTCATAGCATTAGCATTGACCTGAGTAAATGTCAAGACGGCTATATTATATTCAACAGCCAAATCTTTGAGCTTACTTGCTATACCAGATAGCACTTGATCTGAACGAGTAGACACGCCATTCTTTTTAGCCAAATCGCTTGATACAGATGATGATTCAACGATATAGTCATAACAAAGATAGCCTACATTTTTGTTTACCACATAATCCTTTACATACGATTCAATCAAATCAACCGTATAATTAGGCATAGTGACGATATATAGCTTAGATTCATGCAAGATTTTAATAGCCTCATCCACACGTTCTTCTTCGCCTTCCTCATATCGCCCATTTAAGATACTAAAGCATGGCACGCCGCTAATTGTAGCCACAATCTTAGGCGTGATTTCAGTATCACCAGCCATCTCAAATTGGAGATATAGACCAGCTTTATGCTGATAACATGGATTATCTACATATTGCCATTTGTCCATATCATATATTCTAGGACAACATACTTGTACAAGGTTGGCTAAGCCGATAGTTGACTTGCCTACACCTGAGCCGACTGAATAGATAGATAGCTGTCCCGGAATCCAACCTCTAGCAGCTGTGTTCAAATATTCGCTAAAGGTCGTTGCGCCGAATAGCGGCTCTGCCTTAAAGCCCTCTTTAATCGCTTCAAATCCGTCGCCAGCTTTTAGCTCATCTATATCTTTATCTTTGTAGAATTGCTTTTTTATAGCTATCTGCTGTGCGTCAAAATATTGTACTATGTCCTCTATTGTCGCTTTATTATCTTGTTCAAATTTATCTATGTTGTATCCAACTGTCTTGTATGAGCGAAGTAATGTAGCTCGTCGCGTGTTGTTGTAATAGACCTCAAAGTTCCCAACATTGGCAAGCTGCTTGACTGTATCAATGAAATCGTCTAGTTGATTCAGCTTGAATATATCCTCTACCCTTTTGTTGTTCTTACATAGCATATAGAGGTCTAGTGCTGATATGGACTCAGCTCCACGCTTAGCCAAAGCGACACAGCCCTGCCACAATCTGAGGTGAAAATTGACCGTGAAATCTTCACGACTCAATGGGTACTTATCAGAAATAGCAAGAGAAGGCTTGATTAGCAAACAACCTAATAGTAACCTAACAGAATTTTGGTCATAGAGCATTATCCAAACACATCCTCCTCATCATTCCTTTTAATAACTACATTAACCCCATCTTCGGCTTGCCATTGCTGTATATTCTGCTTTACCTGATTTAGCCAAGTATAATATTTTTTGGCGCTGTCATATTTATATTTGACTAAACCAAGCGGCGATTTAGATATATCCAATCCTTGCTCCTTATTGATATATCTGATAGTATAAGCAATACCGCCATATGTCATATCAGGATTGTCTTTCATCAACTGAGCAAGCTGGATACCTACGAGTCGCATATTGGCATCAGGAGCAACTTGACGTATATAATCTAGCAATTTGCGCCTATCATCTTTTAATTCTGTTTTTGGCTTGACTGTATGAGCATTGATATAATCCTGTTTACATTGCTCACAACAGAAATAGAATTTAGGCTTATATTCGATTGCATCTTGTTTTGGCGTTGATTTACCGCATTGACGGCATTTAATTGTAGATGACTTGCTCATAAAACAACCTCCTGTTTCATTTGTTGATTTGATTATAGCATAAAAATAGGAGGTTGTCAAGAAGAAATTATATCATATTCTAACATCCACTTGTTAATTTCTTCTTTGCTCATAACTACATCTGTTCTCTTACAATCAACCACTCTAAGACCGCTAGGATTCGTTATGACCCGATTTTGCTCTATGCTATATCCTGCATCATATTCAAGCCGCAATCGGCATATACAGCCTTCACAGCCGTCAGGACGCTTGATATTAAACACCCTAGGCGAGTCGCCGCATATATTCAAGAATTGGCTCGAATCCAGCCATTGCCCATCCATTTCTATATTCATGCTATCAGCCGCGCTATCTTCAACTATGCGGCAATATTGTACATTATAATACAATGATTTTTTCCATTCATTGATGTTTCCTGATACCAATAGTCTAATAGGTATATCAGATTTTTTCATTGTATAATAATGTTTGTTTTTGACATATATATAGCTGTCTATTCGCGGATGGATATATTGCACCATAGTTAGCCATGATTTAATTTGCGCCTCATTCCATTTGCGGCTTAATGTTTGGCTCATGGTGAGGCATTGATTATTGGTGATGACGCTGAATCTGGCTTTCATATGGGTCTGATATAGGTCGATTCGCAGCTCTTGTAATTGAGCTACACATAGAAATCTATTCAAGCATCATCACCTCACAGCTATTATATAATAAAAAGGCGGGATTGTCAAGCCCCGCCTTTAATATTTTTATAGATTAAATGGATTCTCGTCAGAATCATCCCAAGGATTTTCTGATTCAGCAGGAGTCGATGTATCAGTAGGAGTAGTATTGAACACATCGCCAAAATCAGGGATTGGGTCATTAGCAGGAGTAGTTGTGGTCTTGGTGGCAGTTAGCTCCTTGAGCGCAGGAATTTCATATTCTCCCTTTTCAATGGTTTCAACACTATGAACAGATGCAATATATGGGCGCTTACCAATACCGCCATTCTGCCGCTCATATTCTTCGGTTCCAATAACGACTCCGAACACCTTATTAACTAGCTTCTGTTCGTCCCACTCCCAATTAAAATTCTTATTCGACTTAGTTACGCTTGTAATAAACCCCTTAAAGAAAGGAAGCGCTTTATCTGAGTAGCTACGCACTAGAACACCATCACGAGGCCAATACTTTGTTTCGCGCTTGTCAGCATCGTATAGCTTCTGATACCAGTTCTTATACTCCCCTTTGCACACGTCCAGTTCCATTCTTAAATAGCTTTTGTCTGGGTTATCGGTTACTTTCTTAATCCCTACAATGTAAGCGCCATCAGGGATTCTCTTAAACCCGCCACCATTTTCCTGAATCTTATCAAAATTAGCAATCTTTTTCATACTTTACATACCTCACATTATTTTTCAGTTTGTTTATATTTTACTCAGCTTTTTTAGCTGTAGTAGTAGATTTAGCCTTTGGCGCACTTGCCTTCTTTAGTCCATAATATTCTCTGATTGTGTCATCAACCATCTTTAGATCATTGTCAATCTCAAGAGAATCAAACATGCCCATTGGTGACTTACATGGATTCGAGCCGTCAGACTGCGTAATAAAATAATGCTTGCGCTCATCTGCTTTACATAGCAGGACGATACTAAACAGTCCTTCTACGGTGAGCTGCTGGTCTAGCATCTTACCAAGAGTCTTAACCTTAACCTTGCCATTTTCATCAGTATCAATATGCTGCATGATATATACAATCGTATCTGGGCTTGTATCCTCCTGAACAGTACGCAACATTTCCTCGTAGTTCTTAGCCATCGTAGTAAACTTGCCATACCCGACTTCATTCACCTTATCAAAGCTTTCAAAAGCCATAAGATACTGAGCATCATCTACGACCCAACTTAGTTTCTTACCGCTACATACTGCGCCTTTGATACTGGTATATGTTGCCTTATTCATACTCTGTAGTTTATTTACATTTCTGAATGGTAGCGGCTTAGATGCCACATTTAGGATACCAACATCCTCTTGCTTGAAATTTCTAAGTGATGCTGATTTACCAGATCCACTTTCACCTAAAATCAAAACTGCTACACCCATTTACTTATTTAATCCTCCTTATTCTCATTCAATTTCTTTTAGCCAAAAATCACGCTTGCATTCAGCACATTCTGTTGTTGGCTCACAGCATTTACGAATGTCCTTAACATATCCAAATCTTCGTGGGCAAAATTCAAGCACGCCATTGTTCATATCGGTTTCTGGAAATAGCCTAAGTATTTCGCTCTGTCTTGTTTTGACAGGATGTTCTTTTGCCCATTGCTCTATAATAGGAATTAACTTAGGAATCCCCACAATAGATGCACACACTTTATACTGACCCACTGGACACTCGCTACAACTTACATAATAATCACACATTCGATTTCGTTGCGTTACATATTCAACAGCATCCATTATTTACACCTCCTCTAATTTTACACAATATTTTAATTCTTGGAAGATACAATCCTCACAATTAAACGTATTGTAGCAACATTCTTTGCAATTCTTTGGTACATCATATCCCATATCGCTATACCAATCGTATTGCCTATCAAGCGCAATCGGGCAATACCCGGTCACACATTCATTTGCACAAAATCCTTTACATTTCTTCATATTTCTTCCAACATTTCATTTCGACAATTTTTTCTGGCAATGTCACCCATTCACCATTTTCATCTTTTTTCATTTTATTTTTCTCTTGCAATACAGCTCTGATCACATCGCCTTTTTCTAATTGATGATTTGCCCAGAATTTCTTATTGGCTCTATATGTGCGTTCTGATCCATAACAAATGTTATAAACTGAGATATAAACAGTGCCATATCCTGTTGTCTTAACATCTAGCACTAGCCAATCATTAGGGTCTGAATTGGGGTCATTGCCATCTACATATCCTAATAGCTCGATCTGCCATTTCAGCTTGTCAACAACGGTCGTTTTAGGCATTTTCATTGAGCGTAGAATTGACAGGATAATGCCGCGATTATCAAGATGACTAGCTGTTTTCTCTGTCATCTTTCCAGCATACGGCTTGAGCATATCTACATTATAACCCATTTCAGCCCATTTGTCAAGCTTAATTGTCTTGCATTTTGAAAATTTATTAAAAATCTCAATACCTAACAATAGTGCCTTAGCTGGGCCAAATTCTGTAAAATAACCAATCTTAACCAAAATGTCAAGTTGTCGCGCATCTGGCTTTGCTTCAAGCTGTTGGATGGCGAATAGCACATCAATAAAATTCTTAAACCGCATATCACGCATACCATATAATGCCTCAGCTACATCGGCGCTCATATACTTGATTGAGCCAAGCCCCTTATAGATTGTATTTTCATCTGTATCACAAAAATAATCTGAGCGAGAATGACGGAATTTAGGAGACTTTATTTTAATACCAACCTTATGAGCATATGCCGTTAGTGCCACCGTCTTTTCCTCTTTGCCTTGATTGATATTCATAGCAACTGTAAGGAATTGAAGCGGATAATGGTATCTGAGCCAACCTGACACATATCCCTCATAGCTATATGGCTGACTATGATTTAGAGAGAATAGATAATTGCTAGCATCAATAATAACTTGGATAAAATCAGCTATGACCTTATTTGATTCGTTTTGGTTCATATTGTGTCGCTCTGCCATTGTTTTAGCAAAGCCAGCCTTGATTTGTGGTATATCCTTGTCTGTACCCGTCTTTTTAGCAAAATGGCGGCGCACAACATCGGCTTCGCCCATAGTATAACCACAATATTCATGTAAGAATTGAATGATTTGACACTGGAATACAAGGTAGCCAAATGTCGGCTTCATAAATTCATCAATCGCCGCATTTCCAGATTTACGGATAACGCCATTAGCAAGGTCATCACGATATGACGCACCAGCAGGACGAATTGCGCCATTACCGATTGATAGCAATGTCATATAGTCAATGTTTGGATTCAACGCCTTAAATTTCTGAATATTAGACTCAGATAAGAGCTGCTTGATATATCTATCACCAGTTGTGCCTTCCCACTGAAAAATAGCCGTAGTATCATCTCTGATACTATCCCATACGGCTTTGTCATTTATATCAACATTGTCAGGCGTTAGACGCTCAATACCAGCTAATTTACACGTCTCATTGATTAGTTCAATGGTATCAAGCTTGAGCAAATCGAGCTTAACATAATTCTGTAAATCAACCTCTTTCATATTGATTTGGCTGATTGGTACATCATCTGTTGACGTAGTAAATAATCCCATACGGTCATCAATAGAATGAGGTGATACAACTAAGCCACAAGGATGGTTGCCAACTGATACAACGCAACCATTTACAATATCGACATATTTGAATAGCTCCGGATATTTAACACGGCATTTGTCCTCGTCTTGTTCTACGGCATTACATATTTGCCCCACTTCATCAAGTGGCATTTCCAACGCTCTGCCAACATCACGAATAGCGCCCTTTAGAGCAATCGTATTAAATGTGACAATATCAGAACAATACAACCCATGCTTGTTAAATATATATTGCTTGACCTCGTTGATTCTGCTAGGAGGAAAATCTGTATCAATATCCGACAGCGATACGCGCTCCGTATTCATGAATCGCTCAAAATTAAGCCCATGCTTGATGCTATCCATCTCAGTAATACCAAGCAGATAAGCAATGACTGAACCGTTGCATGAACCGCGCCCATATCCTACAAGAATGTCCTGCGTCTTGCACCATGCTATAATGTCCTCCATGAGCAGCATAAAGTCAATCGCGCCATTATGGACATATGCTTTCATCTCGTATTCAATGCGGTCTATGTATTCTCGATAATTAGGCAGCTTGTCAACACCGCGCCACACAATACCATCTGCGATCTTAGCTCTAAGAACATCCTCGCTATCATCGCCCCATAGATGCGGATACTTATAGCTATAATCAAGCTCGAACGGCTCAATCATATCAGCTACAGTATTCGTCATCTCAATAGCATCCAAGTACACATCTATAGGCAGCGCGTCCTGCATACGGCATAATTGCACCAACTCATCATAACTCATCATTTCAAGATGAAATTTATCTTCACCGTCAAAATGAATATTCTTTGCTTTTTGTAGAATTTTGCGTCCCTCTACATGAGTAGAATTGAGCGCATGAGTATCGGTACACATCAATAGCCGCAAACCGCTTTGTTTAGATAGCGTCCATAATGTATTATTATAGCTCTTTTGAGCGGGGTCAAGATGTGGCTGAATCTCAAGAAAACATCTGTCTTTGTGTTCACATAGCCAATGGTAAAAATCCCATCGAACATCATCTGGCGCTTTGTTCAATATGCCACCAAGACAAGCCGTAGACACAATGATATTATCGCTGGTATTCTTTACATCCTCAATCGTGATTCGTGGCACATAATAGAATGAATTATCGTCACGATTAAATGCTTTGCTTGATAACTTGTTTAGCTCTAATACGCCATCATAATTTTTAGCAATTAGCAAACAGTGATAATTGTCTCGGATTTTTTCTGATAGTGTCTGAGTTAGATAAAATTCCTGAGCGTGAATATATTTCATACCCATTTCTTCGGTATGCAATTTCTTCTTTACCCATTGAAATACAGAACCATGCTCAGAAAACGCCATTGCCTTCATTCCTAGTTCTGCGGCGCGGTCTATATATTGGTCATATCGTGTTACAGAATCTATATTAGTTACTCCGTTAGATAACATAGAATGAATATGTAGGATTGTATAATTTTCGTTCATCACTTCATCAACTCAAATACATCTTCACTATGTTTCATGGTTTATTCCTCCTTCATATATCCGTCACAATATTCACATCTTGCTTCATTTGGATTATGTGGTGCGCCACAATGAGGACAAACGATTGGATATTTCTTTGATTCAATTTTATCCCATACTTTATATTCAGAATCTTCCTCTTGTTTTACGTTCGCAGTGAATATCAATTGATTCCCCTTAAAAACTTGAGCTCGTGGTGGGACGTGATTGAATTTTATAGAACCTGTCAATGGAGATTCAACAAATGCTTTGATATAATCTTTTCTAAATGTCATTTATGATTCACCGGCATAACCACACCATCACTATTTTCAGCCTTGAGATAAATCGGGCCAATTTTATTTGCCGCATACGCCTTACAATCAGGCAGACATTCCATCGCATTAAGCAAATACTGCGGATTGACCCAAAGATTCAATTCCTCATCAAGCAGATAATCATCTACTTTCTTCGGATTATTCTTTTCCTTGATTTTATGTGTCTTGATATATACCTTGAGTTTGCCAATATCAGGAAGTGTAATTTCTTTTCCAAAATCAGGCTTTCTAACAATATATTCAAGTTGCATTTCCTGTCCATGATATTTTTCATCAATTTCAGGTAGAAGCTGCTTTTCATTGAATCTAATAGCTACAAAACCATCGCATACACAATATTTTGTTTCACCGTATTTATCTTTGTTTTCGAACATGCCTTCAAGCACAGGACGCTTGCGAGATTCAGCATTCTTGAGGATACGATTTGCCGCAGTCACAATCGACTTAGTACCAGATTTCTTAGACTGCTCAAGAAGCATATCAGATTCAAGAGATTTGAGAACGTCCAGCATTTCATTCTCCATCATGAAAAATCCTTCATCGTGAATCTTAATGCTCCAAGATTTGATAATGTCATACAATTTTTCAGTAGTCATAACAACAACCGCCCCTTTCATTTGATACTTGGATTATATCATAGATTGGAGCGGTTGTCAAGAGTGTTTATTTAATTTTTTCTACAGGTTCTCTAACAAATTCAAAATATTGTGGCATTTCAGGTAATATTCTAACATTTCGTCCGACTAAGTGAAGCCGCAGTTCTGACAATAGCATATTAACTTGCTTACAACTTAAATTCTCGTTAAATCTAACAATATATGTGCCACCATCTTGTAGAGATTTGACGGTTCTAATTTCTTCATCATTCATATGAATATCCTCTGATCTTGATTTACTGCTACAACCCTGCTTGATTTACCTTGTTTAATTAGCTCGTCTTGTAGGGTATTAGCAAATTCTACTTTGTTCTCATAATTGCCATGCACTAAACAGAGTTTGTTGAAACGGCATTGATTTGTCAAGTAGTCAATCAATTCTTCATAGCTGGCATGACTACTAAATGAGCGCAGTTCTGTGATATTTGCTTTATTTGCTACGTTTACGCCATCAACATTGACCTCTGGCATATTAGATTTGATTTGAGACGCAAGCCCATTATCACCAGCAAACCCACAAAATAAGATATGATTGCGGCTATCAGGTAGAGCCGTTTTTAGATGGCTCATAATTCTACCACCAACAAGGAAGCCTGACGCACTGATGATTAAGCAATGCTCGTTTCGCATTTGTAGATTGACTGATTCTTCTTGAGATTCAACAATTCTTACATTCTCAAGCTCGTCTTCTTCCCACGTCCAGATTGCACAAAATTTAGACGCAAGTGGTGAGTCGAGATAAATTTTGATTTGCTTATCAATGCCCTCGTCATGCAATAGGCGCAACATAGATTGAGTGCGGTCAAGAGAAAAACAGGGGGTGAGAATTTTATTTGATTCAGCAATGATCGTCTTAATCTTCTCAATATCCTTATCTCTATCCTTGGGGCTGTTAGGTCGCCCCTGTTGACAATATGTGCATTCAGAGATAAGAACATCAACGAATGGCAACGTCTGTCTACGCGCCTTGTACGGTCTTTCAGACGCACCGCCAATATCACTAGTGAATCCAATGCGCTTAGTCACATATCCATCTTTTAGCTCAAGTACACATTGCGCTGAATTGATAATATGTCCGGCAGGATAATATGTTAGCTTAATATCAGACGCAAGCTGAATAGGTATATTATAATCGACTTCTATGATACGATTAAGCGCACGTTCAATAGCTTGCTCGTCATAGAATGGCGCAGCCTTCTGGCCATGCTTATTCTTAATTTTTAGACAATCAGATCGCATGATTTTTAGGCTATCTTCCCATAACAATTTGAGAAAATTAGTAGAGCCAGATGGGGCATAGAGATGAGCATTACAGCCTTTTGCATATAGTGCAGGAGCAAGCCCAATATGGTCAAGATGGCTATGATTTAATACAATAAAATCTATATCTCTTGGTTTAATCTTTTTTAGCTGAGCAAGATTAGCCTTATAGTCGGACACAATATCCCCCATACCCTGTATCATGCCACAATCTAGGAGGATACTATATTTCTTGAATCGTACATGATGGCAAGAGCCGGTCACATCAACTGCGGCATTTGATAAGAAGTGAATATACGGCTTTTTACAACCTCGGTCTGTCAACTAACCGACTCCTTTCTCATCTTCAGCACATTTCTCAGTACACAATCCATGCAATTCAAGTCAGCATCATTCCACATTTTATCTCTCTGTGCTGTCATACGTGGATCGATTTTTACATATTTGTCGCAATCAGATTGATAATCACAACGCATACATGGAATTTCCATAAGCATTTGAGGTCTACGGCTCATTCATATTCCTCCTCATAATCAGGTTCGCTTACTTGAAATCCGATAGCCTGAGTAATAGCAGGACTAGGCGAAATTTTTTCAACGGCTGCTTCATGTTCTGCCTTATCAATCTCTAACTCAAGCGACATGCGGTTAATCTTAGCATTGATAACTGATTGTGCCAAATCCACAATCGAGCCGCACAGAGGCAACGGTGAGCTTACAAACAGGACTGCGCCTCCTGCAATCCATAGTGGCGTTAAATTATTCTCTCTTTTCACTACGAGCATTAACCTCATTTACTTTAGATTTGATCAGCTCTTTAATTGCTTTGGCAGAAGTCAAGTTGGAAATAGATTTATCTATTGCACAAATACAAGCATTCCAACCAGCCATCAAACCTTGATTAAAATAGCTTTGAAATTTAGGCTCAAGCTCTTTCTTCAAAATATTTTTTAATTCATTATCCGACATATGTCCCCTCCCTATATGGTGCATTTCTGTCATATCAATCTGCCAACTCAAGGCTAGACAATGCAACAACACACGGCTTATCAGAATTTGCATTGTCGATAAGAGCAATGCCCTTTGTTTTATCAATATATTTAACTGTCCACACTCGAGTTCTCACATGGTTAATCACTACTCTGTCCCCGACCTTAATTTCTCTTGGCTTCTTTGCTTCATTCATTTTTGCTTTTAGCTCATCAAGCCCAACCTGCAAACGCCAATCATCGTCAGGATGGCATCTTGTTTCAACCTTCTTGCCATCCTTGCTTGTCATCTTCATACGATTACCCTTAATATGCAGGTCATAATCGCCCTCTAGCCACTTAGGTGCTAGATTCTTTTCATAGAATTTGTATTCTAGCTTCATGTCTTTCTTCATCCTTTCTTTCATAATTTCATCCCAGAGACTATTAAATACATCGTCCCACATCATTGTTTATATCCTCCTCAATTAAAAATTCACCACGCTCATAGCGTTAATTGCACGTTGTTCAGTGCGCTTAATATATCTGGACGTGATAGCAATTCCAGAATGCCCCATTGCCTTACTAATAACCTCAATAGGCACATCTGCTTCAGACATCATAGTAGCAAATGTGCGGCGCATTGTATGATTACTAATATGCAATTCTTCCCAATTCTCAATACCAGCTTTTCTAGCACACACCTTGAGCATAGCGCTGGTATTTTTGCCATCCATCTTATTGCCTTGATTGCCAACAAATAGATATTCACAACCATTTTTGCGTTCATTGGTAATATAGCTATCAATCAGCTTGATCGTCTCATCGGACAAACCAATCAATCTATCCTTATCGCCCTTACCACGAATGACTAGGATATTATTACTGCGGCTTTCATACTGTTCAAGTGTGATATTAAGCAACTCGTGAATACGCAATCCAGTCTGTGCAAGCATCATAATGATTGCTTTATTGCGCAGATTTGTTGCAGCATTGACCATTGCTCTAACCTGTTCGCCAGTTAGCGCGGATTGTTCACGATTCTTGATAGCAGGAGCTTCAAGAAACTCAGACGGATTGCGCTGAATGAACTCATTCCGATATAGGAATTTGAAATATTCACGAACAGCCGATGTTCTCTGAGCAACAGATGCAGAGCTGAGATTGTCCATGCTGGACTGCCACATCTCAAGATCAATAGCCTTAATTTCAGATTCAGGCTTGTTGACATACTTCAAGCAATTATTAACCGCCTTGGTATATTCTCTGATTGTACCTTCGCTACGGTGCTTTGCTTTCAAGCTCATAACAAACAGTTCATTCATAATGTTCAGCTCCTTCATTTGATGATTTAAGTATAGCACTATAGTAGCGATTTGTCAAGGGCTATTTTAGAAAAATCCATACAATCTTACGACCATAGGGATTTTAACAGGAGGATTATTTACTCATTGATTTCTGCCTTTAGTGTGCTTGTCGGCTTAAACGTCAGAGCATACTTGGCAGGAACTTCAATGGTTTCACCAGTTTGTGGATTACGAGCCGTTCTTGCATCACGCAGCTTAGTTGTGAACTTACCAAAGCCATGAATTACAACATCCTCATGCTGGACTAGGCTATGTCTGATATAGTCAATGAACGTATCTACGATCTCAGTTGTGTCCTTGACCGTATTCTCTGTGCTATCTGCTACAAACTTGATTAGCTCTTTCTTAGTCATTGTGATATTCCTTTCGCTTTAATTTCAATTTAATTTGACAAGTCGAAATGTTCATGCACATCTTAACTTGATAAGACGTACCGCTCATTACTTAATGCGCACTCAATAATGAGCGGTATATGATTCCTATTTCTGCTCGTTCGTCAACAAGCTTTGTCGCCCGTAGCAATCATCAAGCATAGGCACTGGTGCGGGATAGGGAAGTCGAATCCCTACGCCTTACGGCAACAGATTTTGAGTCTGCCGTGGCTGCCATTACACCAATCCCGCATATATTATCTCAAGCCGACTTCCTACCCCATAGCTGTCAAACAGCACCGGCTCGTGAATGATGTTGTCAATCCCAATCCCTTTAATTATGCCGAACAGATTGACTGGTGCGCCCTACTTGGCATTAGGCAATTACGCCGTTCATGCTTATCTCATTTATCTTACACACGTTCCCTACATTCTCAATTATACCATACTTGATTTTATTTGTCAAGCATTATTTTCCATACACTAATAATCAATAAATTCTCCTTAACTACTTACCCTACAACTTACCCTACCTAATCAACTAATCTGAATTTTCTTCATTATTAGTCAATGCTTTCTTTGCCAGACGAGCAGATTTAAGCCGTTCAGCCGCAGCTTGTTTCTGTTCATCGGTCATTTGTCTGGTGCGCCCTGATTTGCCAAATCTCAAGTCATAAAGTGGACAAGACTTAATTGGACAATGCTTTACTTCGTTTGCCGAATCGCCTGAGCATTGCAAACAATATTGTCGTATTCGTTTTAGCGGAGATTTTTCCATGATGATAGTTACCTCCTTTGTGGTTTGAATGTGAATTTTAAGTGTGGTACTCCCGCTCCGACTTGAACGGAGATCGTGCAGCAATCTACTACCTTATGCCGGGTATAAACCGGTTGTCCTACCATTGAACGACGGGAGCATATGAGGCGATTAAATCGCCTATTTATTATTTATTTTTAATGGTACTAATGATGGAATAAATCCGCTACATGAATAATGTTTATATCCATCGTTATTCCGATTTAACGTGCTAGAAAAATTCCCACTCCATATTTCATGCTCTCTCGCAAATTTCTTAGTCCCTTTATATTTCCCTAAAAAATTTAAGTCCATATCATACAAATAAAATTCTGTTCCGAATTTTTCAATGTTACGAATCATAGCTTTCTGCATCAAACCATTATAGGTGTTATTATATTGATGAGTACACCATTCAAGATTTTTATAATAACAGTTTTCTTTGTTTTCATCTTTGTGGTTAATGAGCGGCAAATTATCTGGATTTGGAATAAAAGCCATTGCTACAGCTCTATGCGCAGTCATTAAATGGGGCTTATGGTCTTTTCTGAGATTGTAGATTTTATAGCCATCTTTATGATACGACCACTTTAATTTCTTGTGGGTATATTCGCTCCAAATATCGCCCCACTGATTGACCTTATATAATCCTTCATACCCAACTACATCTTTCCAAATTTCTTTTTCTTTCATATTTTAATCTTCCTTTCAAGATTTAATTTATATAAAAGGCTTGATGGAAAGGCATCATTATCTCAACAGTTAATTACTCTGTTGCTACCATTTTATTTTTCATTTGAGCCTTTTATCGTCATGCTCAGGACTATATTCTAGGAGGTTCACAATGAAGAACTGTAATTGAGATTACCCAATCTCTCAACCACATCTGTATTATATCATAAGAAATACTGTTTGTCAAGAACAAATTTTATTCATTTCAATAAAATTTTCACAAGCCCAACCATTGAGGACGGGGATTTCATCACAGCTATATCCCCACAATCCAGTTTCACGGTTATAGCAATCTACATGGCAAATGAAATCGCCAATTTTGAAACAGGTATCAAGCATAATCATTATCTCCATTTATTTGATAGTTGGATTATACCATATAAAATTTTATTTGTCAAGCATCTTTTTCAAATTTATTTTTAATATCCGTCCATCTTTTTATCTGGTCATCTACACGCACCCATTCACCATAATGTATATCTGGGTCAAAATACCATAGTCCATAATAGTTTGGATTTTTCTCATCTTCAATAGAGCGAAATGGATTTCCATAGCCTTGATACTTAAATAAATCTTTAATAAATGTCACATCGCTATCATTTCCAACTATAAACGCCGCCATATAACCAACATCAAATCTGTTAATATAGATAAGCTCAGCACCATCTTTTCCATAAAACCCCAACGTACTATTATTCTGTTTCTTTACATTATTGTACCGGCACTGAAATTCATGGAGATGTGCCTCATACTCATCATCAAATTCTGCGCCGCAATATTCACATTTGTAAATCGTTGTTTCAATCATTCAAACAGCTCCTCCATTTCTCTAACATGATATTGTCTATTTTTCAAATCGTCCACCCTAGTTCTAGCCAATTCCCAATTTGAACCAGCAAAGCCGCTTTTCATCACATCAGCTATAATCTGCTCGTCTTTATATTTGCGCCGTTCGAGCCGTAAATCATGTAGCAGCTTATATATCTTATACCCATCTCTAGCATTGTATGAATTGAACTCAATAGCATGAAGCACATCTTGAATTTTATTCTCTACTTCTTGCAGCTTATATTTAACCCATGTCACCCTTGCTACAAGCTGGTCATGCAGGTCACAGAATGAGCCAATTTGTTCCAATGCTGAATCGTAATTCGCTAATTCCGAATTGTCAAATCCGTTAAAATCGACGGTTTTAGATGGTACATCAATCTGCTGTACAAAATATCCAAGATTGCGCATTTGCTTTGGCAGATTGGCAAGCGCATTATCAGCTTTGGTCTTATCATTGAATTGAAATGATTCAACTAATTCAGATGTTGGAATCCATTGTCCAATAGTATTGTGCATGAGATAGTATTTTTGATTATAGAGTACATACATTATCTATCGTTTCTTTCTTTTCAATTTGCGGCGATCGAATAAAATCCATTTTAATTTATCGCATGATTCGTACCACCATTTCTTAAAATCTTTTGCCCATGCGCTATCTTCATAATATATTTTAGTTGGCATCGGTTTTGTTTCTACGGTTTTCATTGGATTTTCCATGCGATTGCCAATTTTATCTTCTTTAGGCGGTTCTATAACGTATTTACCATTCTCATTCAATCTTACATTTGGAATGTCAGTATATAACCAACTAACATCTGAACCATCATTATTTAGCATGCGTTTCTTGAACAGAACGTGGAAATTACCATCAAGTTGCTTCTCTACAACTGCACATTCTTCATCGATTGACTTTAGATATTCAAATAAATTGTTCTTCATTATCAGAATCCTCCACCTTTTCTATTTCATGGTTCAATTATACCATGTTTATTTACATTTGTCAAGTACAATTTTCAATTTTCATTCCACGATTGTAAATATCGATTCCGATTTTAGAATTTCATTTTCCACATATACTTACAATCTCGCAAATCAATTTTCGTTTTGTGGCTCGTGCATATATAAATATCCATATACATATCCAATAATAAGAATTATTATCATTTTTATATCCATCTGTAGATACATTTACATATGAATATGTAAATCTATCTACATCATCATGCACATAAATGATGCAGATAGATTGATCGATAAATAGATTGATACATATATAGATACATATATACTAATATTACATATTATATTAGCATCAAAGTCAATATGTCTATATATCCATCAGTACATTTATTTACACATTCACATTTTTCATATGAATATATGTGAACATTCACACATTTTTCCAACGAGTTTATGTATTGATTTGCTACTTTTCTATATAGATATATACTATTAACATCAATCTATTGCATACACACATTATCTTGTATGGATATAATGCTTGGTCGTCAATTATGACATGATCACCACAATTAGCCGCGTCGCATCACCTGCGCCTTACTATGCAGATTTTAGCACAATAACATATACCTACTATCATCGGCGCAAAAAGCCCGCTATGAGCAACACAGATGCCGTCACGTCCACGCGATTATTATGTACACACTATATTGCCCGAGAAAACAATCGTCGCTTAACACGGACACGCAGACATGAAAAATAGGCGTTGATTTGAGCCGCCGCGATATTATATATAGTATATATGGCGGGGAAAAATGTAAGAAACTTAACACGCACACGCAAGAATACGACGCTGTCAATTTTGACATCAAATTGGGCATATGGAACAGATGTTCGATATACAGTTAGCATATGCTAACCTATTTACTTTACTTGGGTAAAGTTTTTCAAAAAGTTGGAAATTGTGCAGATTGTACAATTTGGCTAAAATGATATCCGGCAACGAAGCCCTCCGGCAGCTGGCCAAAAACTGGAACCCGACCCGGAGAAAAAACCCTTCGCCATCGTCATGCCGCCCCCAACGTCACCGGCCAGCTGCACATGGGCCACGCCCTGGACGCCACCCTGCAGGATATTCTCACCCGCTTCGAGCGGATGCAGTGCTATGATCCGCTCAATCAGAAGCGCCAAATCTCTGGCCGTCTGCGGGAGACGTGTGGGACTATTTGGCGGGATCTGCTCTTTTTATCCTGCCGAAAAAAATAATGCCCCACTGAGACGGCATACAAGCCCCCTACAAGGCGCGAACTATACCGGGACTATAGATATATAGGCAAGCAAAAAAACCCCGCCAGCAGACCGCCAGCGGGTTTATAAATCATGACTCTTTTTTAAATTTCCATCTGCGCAAAGTTCGACATCTCGGCAGCCATACAAGCCGGAGTACTTGCATATTTTTGCATCCATTTGTCAAAACTCCATTCGAGATAGTTTTCAAGATTTTGCAAATTTTCTGTCTTGCTTGCAAGCTCACGGATTGCATTACAAAATTGAGCAGCTTCAAAGGTGTATTTTGGCATAATAATTTTACTCCTTCCTATTCTCACGCCTTCAGCGCCTCACTACGGGCTTTTCAGCGCGGCGGTATATGTTTACTTGTCTCGTGTGTTTATGGCGTGGTGGGCTTGTCAAGCGGTCTCAAGCATATATCGTAAAATTGCAATGGTATATCGTCCACAAAAACGGAATCTATAATATTTTTGTTATTGCAAAAACTTATTTTTTTTTATATCGTTTATCGAACAAATATTTTTATATTCGCAGTCAAAAGCGACATAATATCGATCGGTAGTATATCGCATGTCTACTAGCAATATAGCATTTGCAGCATAATTGATCCCGTTATATCTATATGCTGTACAGGGCATAATTTTATAATCCCCTATAATTTTACAATCCATATTTTACCCCCTTAAAAAAATCTCCACCAAATACGGGATCCAGAAAAAACTGGAAATTGCTACAATGCAGAGTAAATATTGCAAAACCCAGTAAATGGGATTCAGACGACGTTTTTTCTTTTTCATTTTTTTACCATCCTTTTTTAATAAAATGTTATGGGAATAGGGCTTTTTGAACGGAAACCCTTTAGAAACCGCGCGGAAATGTTTAACGTTCTATTTCCATATATTCGGCAATGATATCTTCAAGTTCATCGCAAGCGTCCCAGCTAAGCGGATACTCTTCCCGATCTCCACCCCATGCGCAGACTACTGCATGAAGTTCCGTATCGACGTAGCAAGTCGGCCCGCCTAGTGTAATATATAACCGGACGAAATCAACCGTTTTTTGACTGGACACGATAGCGGAAAAGTCGAGCGCGTTTGCTACATAGTCATACAAACTCATTTTTTCGCCGTCGTCGTTTTCCTCTTCCGTCGTGCTGTTGTAAATTGCTTCTATCTCTTCGGCTACGTTTTGCGCGTATTCTTTGCATTCTTTTTTCATTTTTTGTTCCTCCTAAAATATGTTTGTTTGTTTATGTCTTAAGTATAACCGATATTTTTATAATGTCAATCGGCACATTGTATAAAATTGATTGACTGTTTTTGTTTATTTTTTTATAGCTTGGCGGGATTTCTCCCGCCTTGCTATCTACTTATGTTCGTCCACCCATTTTCGAGCGGCTTTTTCTGTTTCTACCTCTGTTAAAATTTTGCCGCTTGCGTCTCGGATATAATAGACGCTCTCGGATTCCTGGATCAGGAATCCTTTGTATTGCTCTTGCAAGTTGTTCACCCCCCCCTTGCATGGTTATATGATAGCGCAGAACACTTGAAAAGTCAATAGCTCTGCTAAGAAAACATTGTACAAAAAAGCACGGCTGATTTTATGCAAATTGACGAAGCGGATATTATATATATTATAGTATATAATAGCTAGATAACGGTAAAATGCTACAATGCCGCTGTGAGGCGCTTAGAGCCGTTTTAAGCGGTTTTTGAGTTAATA